GATCACCACGTTCTCATACAATTTTGCCATGTTATCTCGTGCTCGTTCCCGATATCTGCACAGCCTGCAGCACAGTTGTCCAGCGATTGTCCTGAATCTCGTGATGCGCCCCCGTGATGACATAGGTGCGGTCTAGCGCCTCCATCTCGTCATGTAGCTGCCACTGCACCCCGTATGTCTGCCCGGAAAAATAGCCAGACCCATCTCCTACCAGTTCCATCACCACTTCATAGGGCCGGCTCAGTTGAAAATAAATGCGTTTGGCTCCGGCCTCGGCGGCGCTGGCATCGGCGTATATCTGTTCCGGCATTCGGATCTTGCGGCCCAATGCCGCCTGGGTAGCCGGCCAGTAGGCGGTGCCGGAACTGGCATCGTCAGGGCTGCGCCAGGGCAGCTCGATTTGACCGGTTGTCTTGCCGTAGTTCCAGATCACCTCGATACGCCCTATCTCGTCCCTGGTCAGTTCGCCCAGTTCACTGGGGATGGCGTCGGGCGTAGTGAGGCTCCAGAACGGGTCCTTGAATATCCACAGCTTACTGTCTCGCCGCACGACGATGCGCACGTTGCTAAATTCCGCCAGGTCCGCCAGCACCGGCCATAGCATATCTGTCGCCGTCGTGTAGTTGACCACCGTGGGCGTGTTGTCATTCGCCCCGCCCACCGATAGCTGAGTGCCATCGCTTCCCCTAAGTGCCCCATCCGGCAGGCCGAACTTGTCGCACAACCGTTTCATGGCCCCGGCGATGGTGTCACTGGCCACGTAGTTGGTAGAATCATACACGCTACTGTCCACGTTCAACGTGACCTCTGACAACATACAGTAGTAGGGTACCGTAAGCGGTCCCGCCGCCGTGCCCATTTCGTAGATGGCAATCAGCAGATAGCCGATGCGCGGGTAGGGGCTGCCAAAGGTATACGTGTACGGGCTGGTCGTGTTGTCCGTGACTGTGCTCCCGATCTGCGTCCAGTCGTCGGTGTAGTAGAGGGTGTCCGGGTCACGCACGGCTATCTGGTTGGAGCGCCATAGGTCGAAGTCCCGGGGGAACGGCTGGCCAGCCGGGGCGTTGATGGTAAATGACGTGATGGGCAGCGCCCTGGTGGCGATACTGCCATCCACCACGTAGATGGGATCGCCCTCGTCATGTTCGGCGGCCGTGGTGCTGTTGGCTCCCCTGGTGCAGCCGGTGATGGCGCTGGTCGTCTTGCCGGTGTAGGTGATTTGCTCGGTGCCGATTTGGATAGTGCCACTGTCATTCAGCCCGTCGGTAGAGGCAATGCCGGCGGCATCGGCTATGGCGATGGTCTGCACCGAACTGTTGATGTCGGCACTCAGGCGCAGGTCCATCGACGGCATTTGGATGATGACCCACTCCGGCAGGCCGCCCGTCAGGTCTGCCGGGTAGTAGCCTGGATAATGGACGAAATCGGCAATCCAGTAGTCGGCAGCCTCCGTAGGGCTGACCGGCGTATAGTCGTAGCGCATGGTTTCGCCCGCACCAGGCACGGCCAGGAGGCTGCTCTGGTTGCTGGTGGAAGTCAGCCAAAGAGGAGAGGGTGACGGGCCGACAGGCCCATCCCCGATGCCCGGCTTTTGCGACGTGCCCCAGGCCACTACGGAACGGTAGGCAACGCCCACCTGGTCATACATCACCAGCCAGTTGCCTTCAGGCGCCCGCAGGTTCTTGAAGAAATCGTTGCCCTTGCTGGTTAACACAGACGTGCTACCGTCGGCGAACTTTATCAGGCTGGGCGACCCCTGATCCAACGTGTGGCTATCGATGGTGTAATCGCCGCCGGCCATGCTATAGGGCACGCGCCCGCCAGAATCATCGTTGCGCTGGATGATAATCTGGATGGGCGTGGCGGGCAGCGGGCCGCCCTCTACCCGGTAATCGTTCTGAATGGCGTGGTTGCCCAACGCTTGGCGTGCCTGCTCGGCCGTGCCCTGGCTGTGGATGCCCACGTCGGCGTCGCCGTTCAGGTCGATAAGCACGCTGCCGGATGTCGGCAATGGCGGCGTGAAACCCAGTTCATAGCGCTCGGCGTAGCCCTTGCCGATGGTTATCTCGCGGGCGTTAAACACTTCCGTGGCGTCATGGTCCGGGTTCTCGGCGGCGAACAGGTCGGCATCCTCGGCAATGACGTACTTGTCCCCGGATACGGCGCTGCCCGAATAGGGGATGCCCAGGGTGAGATCCTCATCACTGTTGGCTCCGGTGTCGGACGTGCCCAGGTGATTGCAACAGTGCAGAGAGCCGCTGGGGCTGTTGACGTTGTTGATGAAGGTAATCTCAATCCAGCCGTAGCCATCGCCCTGCCCCGGATATTTGCCGAGATGCACCTGGCTAATGTGGCAATCTGGGCTAGCGGCGTTGTCAATACCGTCGTAGATGGTGCCGGGGTCAATGACCGGGAAGCGGTTGCCGATGTAGCGTTCCGATATCCAGAGGGTATCGGATTCCCCGTCCACCACGTTGCTGGCTGCCAGGGAGGGTTCCGCCCCTGGGAACGCCCCGGTGTAGATGGCCTTGTACGGCTTTGCCAGCGTGCCCGATGCAATGGCCGTGGCGTCCACGCTCAGTTCCTCCGCGCCGACCTTCAGCCCGCTTACCTCGATATCCGTCAGCATCCCGTCCAGGCCGACGATGGTCGCCGTCCATTCCCGCTTCAGGCTGGCATCGTCCACAACCGCCGGGTTTTTGAGCCAGCCCACCAGCTCGTTGGTCCAACTGCCCCAGGCGCCCGTGCTGAAATTGGCCTTGCGCACCTGCACCAGCACGAGCCAGGTATTGCGCAGCGCCATCTGCGGAAAGTTGGCGCCGGACAGCTTGGCACTCCAGCCAAAGGCTGATAGCTGCTGATTGGCCTGTTCTGAGAACTGGATGGCATTGTCCACGTACAATTCCAGCGGCCACCAGAAGCGTACGACAGCGCCGGCGGTATGTTCGCCGTTGTACTCGCCGTCCACCGTCTCCCAAAAGTCTATCGTCAGGGTGCCGGAACTGTTGGCGCTGTAGCGCGCATAGGTCCACGATTCGCCAGCCGCATTGGGGCCGAGCCACACGCCACCCGTGGCCGGGTAGTTGGTAGCGGATATCTGGAAGGTGCCCGCCGTGGCCAGTGTATTGACGGCCAGGGTGGTATCAGCCACGGGCGTATAGGCAGCGCCGTAGTTGAGTACCGTCCAGTCCCAGAAAGCGGCATTGCTGTCCTTCAGGAAGGGCGGCCCCAGGAATGCTCTCCACTGGGCGGCGTGCTGCGCGGGAACGGTCATACGCCTAGAATCGGGTCCTCACCCGTGACCGGTGCGATGCCCACGGCGGCATACTGCGTGGTGGGCAGGGTGGCAATGATACCCTCAATACGCCAGCGTACGTTCTGAAAGTGGTTGGTGTGGAAACTGTCGGCCTGCGGGCGGTGGATGACGACGCTTGTGAACGTGCTCAGGCCGGTGTCATGCACGCCGTCGGCATTCCAGATGGTCACATCCGCCGTCGCCGAATAGGCGCTGCCCAGAACCCGGACCGTGATCCAGCGCCACTCCGGGATGGTCAGTGTGTCCCATTGCCACTCGACAGCCGCCAGCCCCGCCGCAATCGCCACGCTGTTGCCGTTAGTGCGCACCTCTGCCGGGATAAACTGGTAGCGACCGCGGTCATACATGCTTTCCGGCATGGTGTACGTGTTGATGGTCGGCGCTGTCGTCATGGTGTGGTTGCTCCTGGTGTAGCATTGTTGCCGGACAATCCAGCGTTGAACTGAGCCAGGATATAGGATACGAGCCGGTAGCCGATGCCCAGTTCGTCCGTCGTGCTCAGGATGCTATCGTTGATGACGGTCGCCAGCGTCTTGCCGCTCTGGATGATGGCACCCTGCACCTTGTCGCTCTTGATCTCGTCCTCGAACTTGGTCGCCAACGGCTGCTGAATACTGAGCCCTTCCACCATGGAATCGCCCAGGGAAGTCAGCGCCCCGGACTTGGCGCCCTCGAACACGTCTTGCAAGCCCTGGCCCTTGAGGAAGTCCATGATGTTTTTTCGGCCCAACTCCTCTTGCCCCTTGTTGAACAGGCCCGTACGGATGGCGTCCAGGTCCAGAAGTTCCAGGTTTTCCGGCTTGGCAAAGAACTGGCCGGATGCCCACTGGGCACGCACCTGCTCTAGAATAGCCTCTGGCGACAGGCCAGGCCCCAGACCGGCGCGGCGGGCCGCATCGTTGATGTCAATGCCCGGTCCCCACTCTTTTTTGTTGAGCACCTCATCCGCCAGCCGTCTCAGGTAGTTGTCCGCAAAGTTCTGGGGGATGCCCATACGGGCCTGTTTCAGTTGTTCTTCCGTCACCTGGCTTGTACCGAAAATGCCAGGGATGCCGGACAAGGCCGACTCAAATTCGCTGGCGGCTTTCTCAAATGCCCGTTCCGTCTCGCTGGCGGCCTTCTTGAAGGCCCGCTCTGCTTCTCTGGCGGCTTCCTCGTTCGCCCGGCCTATCTCCCGGTTCTGCTCCCTGGCCTCGTCCGTACTGTCGCGCAGGGCGGACATCATGTCGTCAAAGTTGCGTTCGCCAGTGCGAATGCCGGCGCTGCCCGGAATGCCTATACCGCCAGCTCCGAAAGAGGGCGAGAAGGGCTGGCCCGGCCCGTTGAGGATAAAGCCTTCCAGGGCGGCAAAATTTTCGGCGGCCAGGCGGGCGGCTTCGGCCAGGTCCACAGTCTTGGCAGCGGCCACCTCCGCCGCATCGCCCACGGCCGTGATGGTGTTGACGTTGGCGGCCAGGAATTCGTTGGCACGCTGGATTAGCTGGATTTCATTCTCGTCTATGGGGGCCGTCTCAAGGGCGGCGGCCCTGGCCACATCGCCCAGGCGGTCACGCAGTTCGGCGGCGCCCGGTATCTGCTTGGCGACGGCCTTGTCCATCTCGCCCAACAGGTCGATAATTTTGCGCATCCCGCTAATTTGGGATTGCGGGTCCTGGCCGGTGATGGCGGTCTGGATAAAGTCCTGGACCGGGTTACGCCCTTGCAGACGGCGGATGGCCGTCTCCAACATGCCGACCTGTTCCCTCGTGCCGCCGCCGCCCAGGGCGATGCCCACTTCCCGAAATGCCTGGTTGAACACGTCTCCTACGTTGCTTTCGGCTAGCTCTTGCTTGAAATTCTGCCAACCGGCGCGCAGGATTTCCAGGCTACTGGCGGCGGTCAAGGCGCCGTCCTCGAATTCTTTGAAACGTTCCTCGCCTACCGACATGGCGGCTTCAAAGAATGCCTGCGTGTCGTCCATCGTCTTGCGCAGTTCCTCGAATTTCTTTCTGGTCTTGTCCGAGGAAATGCCCAGGGTATCCAGCCGCACGAAACTCAGATTGGCCGCCGCCAGTTGCAGATTTTCCATGGCCGCAACGGTGTCCACGCCCATGATGCGGCCGGAGATGGAGGCAAAGCGAGTGAAGCGTTCCAACTGCTCGGCACTGTCCGCCATGCCCAGGGCCGTCGCCTTGTTGGCAATGTTCATGGCTTGCAGGTTGTCTATGGCCCCACCGGACGCATTGCGCACGGCATTGAGCTTGGCCGCTGCTGCATCCGCCCCCCCGGATAGGATCGTAAACGCTTCCGAGGACCGCTTTACCTGCGTGCCCAGTTCTGACATTTCGATGGCGAGGCCGGCCAGTTCCCGCACGCCCAGGCCGATGCCCAGTACCCCCACCGCAGACTGAAGGCCCGAAAAGGCTTTCTGCATCCGCTGCACCCGGTTTTCGGTCTGGCGCGCTTCCTGTCCCACGCGCCGGGTATTGCGCACGATATCCTGCATCGTGGGGCTGGTCTTGTCTTCGAGGCGGGCTGTGCCGATTAGGTCAAATGGCATGGCATTTGTGCTATACTAGTTCCAGGAGGAACGAATGTACGATTTGATTTGGATAGTCCTGATCGTCGGTCTTCTAGCATCGCCGTTTCTGCTCAAGGTACTGGTCACATGGCTCTTTCGCATTGACGAAAGTATCGCCAACCAGGAGCGTATCATTGCTCTGCTGGAAGAACGGGAACGCGAACGTGTCGCTTGAGTAGTTCCCGCAGTTCGTCATAGCCGTATACTTTCGGCTGGGCAGCGGCTTCCCTGTCCCGCTTTTCCCTTTGCGTCCCCGCAATCCAGGCCCGTTGCGCTGCCGTCAGCCGCCAGGCCGGTGTGGCGAACATCCATTGCCCCATCTCGGAGGCCAGGGTCAGGCGGCTTTCATTCCCCGACCTCCAGGCTAGTTTTTTGCCGTGTCCACCAGCGTTAGCACTTCGTCCAGATAGGGTTGCAGGCTCTTGCGCATGTCACGCCCCAGGGCGTACCAGCGTTTCAGCCCCTCCTCGGTCTCCACGTCAAACAGCAGGTTCCCGGCCCTATCCACCAAAAGGCGCGGGAGCAAGTAACTGTCCCGCGCCATAAGTGCTCTCTGGTGGGCAAACTGCCTTGCCCGGTCATAGTTCTCAGGCCGCACGATGTTGCTCAAGCGGTTGACGATGAGCATCAACTCATGCGCTTCCTCTGCCGTCAGGCCGATGGTTTCCAGCGGTTCCGGTGCCGGCTCGTTTTCGTCCTCGGCCGGATGTTCCGCCCGCCACACCTCTACCGCCCTGTCCCGTTTGGCAATCAGTTCCGCTTGCCGCTCCTCGGCTGCCGTGACGATGGCTTTCATGTTGGCCAGCCAGTCATCCGTGGGCGGCAGCATTTTCAGCCGGCGCATGGACGGGCTTTCGATGGCGGCCTGGTAGGCGGCGGAATACTCAAGGTTGGCGTCGTCATACAGCCAGTCGTCCGGCTGGGCAACGAACCATTCGCTGACATTCAGGCATTCAGGCGGTGATTCGGTGATTCGCACCGGCTCTCCGGTCAGAATCATCCGTGTCGCCCGGTTTAGGGACATAGTGCCTCCGCTTACGTGCTGCCGATGCCCGCGCTCGGCGTGTAGTAAAGGTTCTCGCACACCCCGTTCACGGTCGCCCGGGCAGAGCCGGTGTCACCGCCAACCGGGATGTTGTTGCTGATCGGGTTCCAGTTGTCAATCGTCCATACGCCCTGCAAGTTGCCGGCTGCGATGCTATCGTACATTTCGATGGTGTAGTCGGCAGCCGTACTGTCCGGCGTCAGCTCGATTTGCTCGTTGCCCACCCAGCCCGTTGCCGGGTTCAGCGTATCGGCGCTGTTCATGAGCAGGGCGTACTCGGACATGGAATTGCTCAGGTAGATGACCACGTTCAGGTTGCTGGTCTTCGGTTCCCGCTGCTGGTAGCGGGTGATGTCCGACAGGCGCGTCTCCTCGGTGACGGTAATCGATTCGTCAATCGTGAAAGATTGCACCTGCGATATGACCGTGGTCGATTTCTTCAGCACAAACTCGTGCCACTTCTTGGTCTGTCGTGCGGCAATCGTGGGAAATGCCATATGGGTACTCCGTTCAGTTACCGGTAGAAATCGGGCGCTGGCCCGTTGCGGTAGATGGTTTCCTGGCTGCGCACCTGGCGCCCGCCGTCCAGGTATTCCGGCTCTACAAGCCCATCGTCCAGGTTGCGAATCTCCCAGAGCTGGTCGTTGCTCACCGTGGGCCATATGGCGTGGGCATCGTCCATGATATGGCCGCACACCAGGCCGAAATCATGCGCCTGCGTGAAGCCACGCTGCTTGCAGTCCAGGGAGAGCATCCAGTCATTGGATACCCTGTGTTCCGGGTGGCAGCGGAACTGGATGGCCTCCAGCACAGGGCGGCGGATGAGCGTGCAGCCCATGCCGGTGCCGTCGGTGAGCTGCACCTTGCCCCACAGCTTGCGGGCTGCCAGTGGGCGGGCGCTGTGACTCATGGAAGTGATAGGGCCCAGGAAGTAGAAGGCTAGCCACTTGAAACCGTCGCGCCGGCGATGCCTGGACACGTACAAGCCATAGGCTACGTCGGCCTTGACGGCCACCAGCCGGCGTATCGTGTCAGGCGGAACCAACATATCGCTCTCGATCGTGAGCAGGGCATCGTAGCCGCCGCATAGAGCCAGGTCCCTGGCATGGTTGAACTTCTTGGTAATGTTCTCGTATGGGTGGGCGTCGGTGGGATGGTCCTCCCGCCCATACATGATTTCGTAGGGCTCATCCCAGTCCAGGCCCATGATGCACTCCTGGGTCTGGGGATAGATGGCGGGCGGCGCCGGGTCCAAGGGCACGTACACGAGGATGCGCATTACACTCCCGAATAGACCCAGATGGGCAGGGTGATTCTGAGAAAGTCGAAGTTACCCACGTGAATCAGCCCCTCGTCGGCTACGGCTTCCATGGCGTAGTTGATGCGCCCATCCGACGTCAGCTCCCCGATGCTTGACCCGTCCGTCAGGCCCAGGTCAGGATTGGAGAGCAGCGTGTTCATGGCCTGGTCGGGAATGCTTCTGGCCCGCACGGTCAGTGCTCCCCTGTCCCCCAGGAACTTGACCCAGAACTCTAACCTGAGCTGGTGCACCTGGTGGTCCGGCCCGCCGGAAACGCCGATGCTGATATAGCGACTGCGCTGCCCAAAGGCCGGGATAATCAGGGCCGTATCCTGCGTCACGATGGGCGGGTCGTAGTCCTCGATACTGCTCTGGTCGATAGCCGAGATGTTGGCTACCAACAGGGCTTTGACCGCTTCCGCCAATGCTGCTATGGTCGCCATGCGTCACTCGCTCGCATAATCGTAGCTGTCATAGCTGCCCTCGAATGTGCCACTATAGCCGTCCACCTTGCGCATCTGTACCGTGCGCAGGCGCCGGCGTTTCTTGGTGCTGGATAGCGACATGCCGACGGTAGTGAGGTCGGAGGCGAGCAGGTCGGACAGACCGGCGTGGAACATCCTCAACACCCGTTCGGCCTGGGTGTCGCCTTCTCCCGTTCCCGTGTCCATGCCCCTGGCCTGGTGCCAGAGGTGTAGGGCGTACAGGTTGTTGAGACCCTGCAACTCCGGCCATACGTCCATGGACGTGGTAGCGGGGATGGTGTAGCCCTTGCTGGCCAGTGCCCGGTTGATGATGGCGTAGCCCTGCGTGAGCCACGCCTTGACGGCGTTGACATCGGGCACGTCCGTGCTGGCTAACCCCATCCCCGCGACTAGATTTCTAACCCCGTCCTCACTGCCGTACAGTTGCGTCGCCATTAGTTGTTCGTCCGGCTCAGCTCGATCCAGTTGGTGCCGTCCGAGAACAGCACAATCGTGTCGTACTGGCCCAGGGTCACGTTGCCGGCCAGCTTGAGCGTGCCGGTGTCGGTGATGCCGATGCTGGTGCTGGCGCTATTCCAGAGCACGAGCACGTCGCCGGCGGCACCGGCGGCGATGTCGTCTGTGCCCACGGTGCCGGCGGACTCCAGCTCTTGCAGCGTGCCCGTGGGCGTGATGGGGACGTCGTTGGTGACGCTGACGGCCGTCTGGCCGCTCAGCGTGAGGTCGGCGCCCACGGTGAGGTCGGCGGTCACACTGGCACTGGCCGCCGTCAGCGCCCCAGTGTTGGCGGTGCCGGACACGGTGAGGTTGCCCTCGTTGGTCATGCCGTCCACGCCCAGGGTGATGCGATCCGCTACCAGCCAACTGATACGCGTCGCATACTGTTGGGCGGCGACCGCCCCGGTCGTGAGCACCAGGAGGATTAGCACGACCAACAGCAACTTGTTGAGTCGGTTCATGTCAGCCCTCCTATGTCGGCGTGCCATCGGCCCACGTCGCACTGTTCACGTAGCGCGGCGTGCCTGCGGTGCGGTCGGCTACGCCCACGCCGAATTCGATGAACATCATCATGTACTGCAAGGGGTAGACGGCGCCGGCGCCGGACCGTGGGTCAGAGAAGGCCGTCACGATGGGCCGGGTCTGGCCTTTGTCCAGGCGGATGCGCAGCGGGTTGCGCTGCGAGTTGGCCCCGTAGCTCTTGAAGGCGAACCCGTAGTATTGGGGCATTCCCGGCACGACCTGGATGCGGAACCCGTTGTTGACGCCGATGTAGCGGGATGGGTCCACAACCGCCCGCTCCTGGGTGATACCCAGTTGGATAAGCGGGTCCGTCACTTTGACCGTATTGGTCAGGGCCAACACGGCCGCCTTGTCGGACTGCCCGATCCACATGTCGTAGGGCGCTTCATGTCCGTGCTCCTGAAGCTCGTCGGCGGCATCCGTAAACACGGCATTGGTAAACACGCCGCCAGTAATGCCTACGTAATGCTCATGGGTCGAAGCGAACGTATTGCCGTTCCAGGCCGGGGGCGTGAAATCGACGCTGGTACTGGCTGCCGTGGTGGCAAAGCCGGTACTGTAGCCGGAAGCGCCCAGCCCATTGCTGGCGCCGCTCTCGTCATCACGATCCAACAGGCGGGTTAGAATAGACACCCGCCAGCGGTCACGCACATCCTTGATAGAATCGGCAATGTCAGCCTGAATTTGGCTAGTGCGTGCCTTGCGCAGGTAGTCCCAGGTCCACCCAAGCGCCCGGTCCCAGGAGAGTAGGGGCAGCATATGCCCTTCCGTGGCCGCCCGCTTGGCGTCCGGGCGTCCGTACTCGGTGTGCCGTTCCATGCCGTTGGAGACGCCCACCCGGTATTCGACTTCCAGTTGATCGGTGTAGCTGACCAGGGAAGACCAAAGCGGGTCGCCGAACAGCTCGCCGTTGAGCGCGCCGAGGGCGGCGTTCATCTGCGCCACGACAGCGGCGAACGTGGTGCCGTCCTGTAACTCGAAATTCTGTAGTTCCGTGGCATCCCAGCCGGTCAGCATGACCAGGGATGTAGTATCTCGCGGTCCTAGTGCCATAGTTGCTATCCTCCCTATGACCTGTCGATAAACTCAACTCGCACAAAGAGCACTGTGGCCGCTTCGGTGACGCCCACGAGTACATCCTTGGTGCCTACGGATTCCGACGGTTCGCCGGCCGTGTCGCTGGCGTAGACAAGATTTCCGGGCGTGCCGTCGGTCAGACACACCACTGGACCGAACACGACTACGTCCACGCGCTGGCCAGCGACGGCGGCTTCGATGGCGATGCCCAGTACGACCGACCCGGTAAAGGCGCCGGTGTCTGCCGGGTCCACATAGCCATCGGCCATCATGGATACAACTTCGCCGGCGGCGATGGTGGCCCCGGCGGTGAAGCGGCGCACAATCGCACCCTCAAGGGGCTTGATTAGCTCCGCTGTAGCGTTGCGTTCAAAGCTCATGTTTGACTCCTAACTGACTTTCAGGTATTCCGGCTTGACTCCATAGATAGCAGCCAGTTCGGCCGGGTCCAGGCCGGTTGGATTCTGGCCCGGCACACGTCCATCCCCGCCCCCGCTGTTGGTGTTGGGAGGCGTGGGCTTGGGCAGGGTTTTCAGGAGTTCCTTGGCGTCGGCGGCCAGTTCTTCCTCCGTCTCGCCCAGCAGGCGGCTGGCCAATCCATCGGGCAAGCCGGCGTCCTTGGCGACCTTTGCCCGCAACATGGCAAGCTGTGCGGCTTTGGCCTGTGCCTCTGCCTGTTCCCGCTTGGCGATCTCCGCCTCGTACAACTCCTTGAACTTGCCCGATTCCTCGGCTGCCTTGCGCTCTGCGTCCGCCTGTGCTTTCGTGGCGGTCTGCTGTGCCTTTTTGAGCTGGCTCAATTGGTCGTTGATTTCCTTGAACCGGCTGTAGGGCACGGTCTGCTCTGGCGTCTCAGGGGCCGGTGTCTCGGTGTTTAGCGCCGCCGCCGGCGTGGCCTCTGGGGTCGCCTCTGGTGCTACGGTTACGGGTGTTGCCGTTACTTCGTCTGCCATGGTTCCCTTTCTCCGGGTTTAACGTGTCCGCCACGAGGGAATAAAAAAAGGCTGCGACACAAGGACTTATGTCCTCATGCCGCAGCCGGTTTGACGGGTGGAGCAAACGGTATTCGGTTAGGGTACTAGCCTAGATGTATGATCTTCCTCTGCTTGCCCATTAGCCGCCACACATTGTACAGGGCGGCAATTAGGGTGCGCTCCAGACGTTCCAGGTCAGGACGCAGAACGTCTGTGCCCTCTGTGTGAATTATCGCACGATTTGCACCGGGCGTCAATAGCGATTCGCAACATTCTTTGCTATTTGCAACATTATCCACGGACATATTGCCTCAGCCTGTCCTCTGCCATGCGCCGGAACTCCGGTTCCCGCCGCCGGCCGCTACCCTGTAGTGTGTTCTTCCAGAATGGCCGGTGCATCCGTGCCTGCCTGTCCTCATCCTGCACCCAACGGTTGTAGGGGGCCACGTTGCCGCTGCTTTTCACCTCTGCTACCACGGAGTTACCCTCTATCCTGGTTTCTCGCAGCCACGAGCGGCGCAGGGTACCGGTCCTGGTGTATCTGGTCGTGGGCCGGGTCGGGTAGGTACGTACATCCCGCAACCACAGGGTAGACACGTCGTCCGCCCATGCTACCGATGCCTGCCGGATCTGGCCAGGTACACGGTTCAGGTGGCCGATGAATTCGTCCGTGTTGAAGCGGAATACGGAATCAGGCATTGGCCGGCTCCGGCAGCTCGCCCCGCCACACGAAAGTTTCCTCTGGAGCCAACTCAATGCCGATGGTCAACTGCGTCTCTGGCACCTCGGCGCACCTGCACCGCCCATGGATAGGAGGTCCTTCTATCTGACCCAGGGTGGGATGATTGTAGCTGCGTTCCCCCTTGCGTCGTACCTGTCCGTGTAGGGGACCGCACCGCTCACAGACATCCTCGTCAGCGGCAGTCTGATAACGATAGGCCACCACGTTGGGGTTGGCGTCTTCCACTTGCCGCTGTGCCTCCACGAAGATGCGAGTCGTCTCGGTGACGCCTATCAGCTCTGAACGCACCGGGCCGAACGTGGGCTGCAACGCCTCTATCAAGTCCGGCAGCCCCTTGCCCCTGGCCCCGGCCGGCGTCAACTCGCCCCGGTTCCACCTGGCGAACTGTTCGGCAAACTGGGCGCGGCCCGTCTCGTTCAGACCCTCGATTCGCCCCACATTGCCGGGGTCAAATGAGGTGTAATAGTTCTCCGCCCAGTCGATCGCCTGCTGGTTGATAGCGTCGAAGCTGCCCTCGAATCCACCTGTCACCGCCGCCGTGATGGCCCGTTCCTGCACCACGGTCAGCCAGTCATTGCGCACGGCTGCCCATAGGCGTTCGTTCTCGGCGGCAAAGAATGCGTCCACCTGGGCCTGCGTGGGCTGCGTGCGCACGAGGTCCAGTAGGCGTGCCTGTTGCCCATCTAGCGCCCGCTGCGTCGATTCCATCATGACCAGTTCCGCCCACTGGCGAGCCGCTTCCGGGTTCAGTTGGCGTTCCAACATCTCGGCCATGTCCAGGTCGATGACGCCGGCTTGCAGCAGGGCCAGGATAAGCGGGTTCACGTATTCAGCGCCTCAATCAGGTCCGCCTTGTTCATGACGGTGTAGCCTGCCAGCGCCCGCTCTTTGGCCAGCGCCCGCAGCTCTGCCACCGTCCAGGAGTCGTCAACCGATTGCAGGGCTGCCACTTCGTCATCGTCCAGCACGAAGCCCGCCGCCAAGTCTGTCACCGAGTACTCAGGTGGTTCCTCTTTGGCCTTGACCGGCTCCTCGCTGTACTTGCCGCTGGCCACCAGTTCCTTTGCCCAGTTCGGCGCATAGCAGATAAGTTCCTCGCCGGTCTGGGTGTTATACAGGGTTATTGGTTCGCTCACTCAATTACCTCCGAATGAATCAATCGGTTATCGGCATCAAACTCCAATTCCACATAGAATGTTTTGTGGCACCTGCGACAACGCCCCACGAACTTGTCGACCGACGAGACTAAGCCGGGCCGTAAATTGGATATGGTTTCCCAATCATGGCAATTGCACAAACAAACATTTTTGGCATCTACAAGTTCAGTCATATTTGTGTCGCTCCATTCTGTCTTGGTTGCCCATTCGTAGCGCCTACCCGCTCCTGGTTGCGTTGGTCCTGCAACCTGAGCGACGTCGCAATCTGGGCGATGGTGGTGGCCCTCTCTGCCCGTTCCGCCTGGGTCCAACTGGCTATCTTCTCTGGCGTGTAGCCAAGCATCAGCCAGATTTCCTCAGTAGGCACTTCCAGCCGCTTGTGCGCTTCCGCCGTCTGGGCTACCATCGCCTCGTTGCGCACTTCCGGGTCCTTCCATTGTACGTCGATATTCAGTTCGTCCAGGGCGTTGCTAAAGCCCGGCCCAAAGGCATCCATGACCTTGATGGCCAGTTCCATCACGTCCGCCCATGCCTGGCCGAACACCAGTTGCCTTTCTTCTGCCCTTTGTACCAGGCCGGACTCTAGTTGCTTCAACGCCTCGCCACTGGGCACGTCGCCACCCATGGGCCTCAGGTAGTATTGCGGTGTGCGGCTCACACCGGAGATAGCAGCGGTAAGCGTCCAGATTACCTCAATCATGGGGGCTAACTGGGCAGGTTCCAGCCGATGCACCCTGGCCTGGTCTACTTCCAACAGCTTGCCCGGCGCCATACGCAGTTCGTCCGTGCCTTCCAGGTCGTCGTCGCCCTCCGTCAAGTCGGCGGATGGCGTCTCGTATTCGACGGCCACGATGGGGAAACCAGAAGCGTCCGCCGCAGCTAGCAGGTCTAGCCATGCCTTGTTTAGCGCATTTTGCAGGCCGATGATTTGCGCTACCTCTGAGCCGTCCGGGTTCTCGAATTCCTTTATGGCGATACCAAGTGGCTGGCCGGTGCGCTCATTGAACCACGGTAACGGCCAGACCGCATCCCCCGGGTCAAGGTAGGGCTCCCAACTGTAGTCGGCGCCGGCCTTGCGCACGTACTTCCTGATTTGGTCGGGCAGGTAGGTGGTTTTCCTCTCCCGCCCGGCCTGCCCTGGATTCAATGGATCTATGCCGGTGTAGAAATACCGGTTGGCAAACAGGACGTGGTTGGGGTCTTCCGGGTCGCGGTGGTAGGTGATGCCGACCGTCCCATCGTCCACGCCGAACAGGGTGAACTTTGGCCGCTCGTTCTCACCGTCATAGCTCACCTCCATATACGACTTGCCGTCACGCATGGCCCGCTTGTAGAGCCGGTTCTGCTGTGCGTCCAGGCGACTGTCTGACCACCAGTCCCACAGCAGGCTGGCCATCTCGGCGGCCGGCGTGGCCCCTTCTGCCTCTTCGTCCACATCGTCTGGCGACTCCCCATTGACCGTGAACCCTGTCACCTGTAGGCGCTCCCTGAGCGTGTCGATAATGGAGCGGGTCAGGTTGTGGGCAAACTCGAATTCGCTCTCGGTGAGCAGGCTGCCCAGGTACTCTTGCTGGCGGTTGGTGAGCAATACCGGGTGCTCGCCGTCGTAGTACTTGCGTAGGGCACGCACCTTGGCGGCATCTTTGGCCTGCCTATCCAGGACGGATTGCAAATGGATGAATCTATCCAACTGGGTCGGGGTCAACCGGGAAATGTCTATCATTAGTACTCCCTGGTGCGGGCACGTCTGCCACCGCGGGTGAGTTGCATGAACGCCGCCGATGCCGCATCTACCATGTCGTCATGGGCGCCGGTCGGGAAAGAGGTCAGTTCGTCCAGGAACGCCTTGTTCCATGCGGCCTTTTTCAACTTGACGTTGCCGGCCTCTGCCTGAGCTGCGAACGGGTCGGCGCGCAGTTGCTTGTCGCCTGTGACCGGGGCCGTGCTGACCACAAAGCCCGCCAGCATCTTGACAAACTCCTGGGCCACGTCTTTGCCGCTGCTGCCAGGCTCCTGTTCCGCCCAGATGCGTACCTTGCCGATGGCCGTGTCGTTGTCCAGTTCCGCCGTCTGCCTTATCAGCTTATTGCGCTCATCACTGGACCACTGGCCGCATACTACGTCCTCGACATAGTAGATGCCGTTGACCAGGGCCATGAGCACGCCCGCCGTATAGTCGCCGGCCCCGGCTGTGGACGCTTTGTCCCAGGCACGCACGCGTGTGCCACCCCTGGGCGTCTCGCGCAAGATTTCAAACCAGGACCGCTTGAAGAAATCGCCCTCTTTGGGCTGCGGCCTCTGCTGGTAGAGCGCATGGTAGCTGTTGCCCAACACAAGCCGGATATCGGCCAGGGCGTCCAGGTCGAAGCGGTCGGGACACAATGCCTCGCCGGGTTGTCGCCAGGGATCGCCTTCCTCTGCTTCTGCCGGCAGGTTGACGACTTCCCAGTCAGCCCCCAGTTCACTGGCCAGGATGCGGCCGGCCAGATCGTCCTCGTGCCAGCGGGTCATAATGAGCACAATGGCGCCGCCCGGTTCCAAGCGGGTGTAGAGATCGTCGGTGTACCACTCCCACACCCGTTCCCGGTAGGTCTGCGAGTTGGCTTCCTCCCGGTTTTTCACCGGGTCGTCTATGATTATGAGGTTGCCGCCCTGGCCGGTGATGCCGCCGCCCACGCCCACGGCCCGGAAGCCGCCGCCCTGGGCCGTCTCCCATTCCTCGACCGCTGACCGCTCCGGGTCCAGATCCAGGCGTTCCGCTGCGATGCGCCGAGACTTGCGACTAAATCGGTTGGCAAGTATCTGGTTGTAGGCGCCCACGATCACCTTTAGCTGCGAGTCCTTTTCCATGCGCCACACCGGATAGCGCACCGTGACCATCTCCGACTTGCCATGTCGAGGTGGCAGGAAAATCATGAGCCGGGTCAACTCGCCACTGGTCACACGCTCCAACTGTTCCTGCACATGGCGCAAGTGTGGCCAGCCCCATTGCCAGGTAGGCGAGACTATGGGCAACCACAGGTCGAAGGGTGGCACGACCTGCCTATTGCGTTTGCGCCTTTCCAGTTCAGCGGCGGCCTTAACCTTCAACGATATTGCGTAGCTCATCATCGCTCAATTCGGATACGTCGATATGCCCGCTGTGCTTTACTTCCGATTTCTCCGTGTAGCCGCGGGACTTGCCCTGCGTGCGTAGGAAGAACAGTAGTTCCTGCGTGCTGCCGTCCAGCACCTTTTTGTAAAGGACCGACTCGGCGTTGTCCAGCATCGTCTCGCGCGCATCGTCCAGGGCGGCCTTGATGGTGGGGTGTGCCTCCATGTAGCGATAGAGCGTCATGCGGGCAATGCCCATGGACCTAGCCACCGCGGCCAGGTTGCCGTTGACCTCTTTGATTCGCTTGATTACCTGTTCTGCTTTCAAGTCGGCCATAGTGTCACACTTGCAACAACTCCGGCGTCAGCTTGGTCTTGCGGCCCATGTTATGCCTGTAAAATATGCGTCCTGATATGCCGGGCAATGGCTTCCATGAATAGAGGCGGTACGCTGTTGCCGATGCGTGCCCATTGTTCGGAATACGTACCCACCATTAGATACCTATCTGGGAATGATTGAATTCTTTTAGCCTCATCAATACTCAGATATCGCTCTCGATTCGGATGGATAATACCAGTCTCGGCAATAGTTTCTTTGGGCAAGGTACAACTCACTCTATCCCATGCGAGTAATTTGGTATTGATGGAACCAGCAGTGCGTCCTCTGGTCAATCGAAAAGCTCTTAATGCATTATCCCCACTATAATTCCCGGCATTCATCAATCGGACTGCGCAGAGCATTGATTCACTCAATTTTCTTGGTGAATCAATGCATAATCCCTCAAAAGCAATTCGAGGAATAATCCCCCCACTTTCAGGTTTGGGATGACTCGACTCAATACCCAAGTCCTCGCGCACGCCGATAAATATCAAACGCTGCCTGGACTGTGGCACATGAAAATACATGGCATTCATGAGCCGGGCCGATACTTTATAGCCACTGGCCTTGAGTTCTCGCAATATCTCGGCAAAGATGATCTTCATCTTGCCCTTGACCATGCCGGACACATTTTCCATCACAAATACCTTCGGCTGTAGGCCGCGGAGCAACCGCACATATTCCCGAAAGAGCTGGTTGCGGTCGTCGTCAAAGCGGCGCTTACCGGCTGTACTGAATCCCTGACAGGGTGGCGAGCCGTCCAGCACATCAAGCTGTCCAGGCTGCAATTCGGTCCGCTGCAAAACTTCCTCAATACTGAGCTTGACAATATCGCCATGGTAGATATCTAAATGTGGATAGTTCAGGCACAGGGTCTGAACGGCATTGTCATCCCATTCCACGGCCAGCAGTTCCCGGTAGCCGGCCATCAGGTAGCCGGTCGTGCTGCCCCCGCCGCCGGCAAAGGTGCTGATCACCGTCGGTGCATCCGGTTCCCGCGGTATGATGGCCTTTTGCCACATTCGTTCAAGATGAGCCGGATAATCGTTCATTTGGGGAACTGATGCCCGCACTGAGGACAGGTACACATCTCTACGTCGTCGGCGACTGACTCATCATATTCCTTGAATTCTACATCGGCATAGTTCAGTCCTGCCTCCGTCGCCATCTCCGCCAACATCTGCTGCAATGCGGCGTCGGAGGTCTGCACGTCACGCAGCAAACTGTCCAGGATTTCGGCGTCAAACTGAGCAAGGTCGGTCATGTAGTCAAAAGAGGCCAGAAACAGCGGCTCCTCATCCTCGGCAATGTCCACCTGAACGAAGGGCACGCCCGAGTTATTCTGAAGCGCCTGCCATACCCGTTCATGGCCGTCCAGCAAGAAACCAGATCTAAGGTTCTCCACGACCGGGGCCACGAATCCCAACTCTCGTAGGGACGCATTGACCACATCCCTTTGATGTTGCGGATGCTGGCGTGGGTTCCTGGGATTGAACAGGAACTGGTCTGCCGCCTTGACCCCGTAGCCGACTATGCGATTAGTGAATCCACTTCCGTTTTCTACCATGACATCTTGCTGCTTATTCGTCAGTGCCATGCGTCTGCCATCATCCTACCTGTTGCCATGCGTCATACCCACGGGCGGGGGGCTAGAGTTTTACCCAGGCCCCGCCCTCGTAGCCGTAGAAACCCGCCCCACTGCCAGGGTTCCAGGATGTGCCGTCGGCGTAAACAATCATACCGTTGGCCTTGTCCGTCGGCTCTGCGGTCAAAACGGCGTGCTGAATGCTCCTGGATACCAGCGGGCTATCTTTTGAGTGCTGGTCGGCAAACAGGTTATCGACGGCAAAGGCTACAGAATAGCCAGTCATGTTGGCGCCAACTGCCGTATTGCTGGGGGTGGCATTACCCACCAGTGAAGCCCTGGTGATGGCGCTAACCAACTCAAGTCCCACACCCGCCGGATAGGCGCCCAGTCCGTTGGATGCCTTGAACAGATTGCCGACGATAGTCAAGCCCTCGATGCGCTGTGCCCGAATCCCCACACGCCCCGCTTCTAGACCAGTGAAATAGTTGCCGGCAATGTACACGCCCCGCATCCGATTGTTAGTGGCATCGAATCCTTGCAGGTCAATGGCATAGCCGGTATTAGCCTCGAATCGGCAGCCTCCCGCCACGGTAAGGCCCAACAAACTCGTGTTCTTCAGGGCGATACCATTCGTATTATCGTCAATACGGCAGGCCATGATGGCCATATAGCTGCCGCCGATGGCATTGACCGTCTCGTTGCCGATGCCAGTTGTGCAGCCAACTATCTCACACTCGTCGAAAAACAGGCTGTTGGGGTCTTCCAGGATTTTGACGCCTACGGCGGCACTGTTGCCCCGGATTTTGATATTTTTCAGACGCAGTACGGTAGGGCCGGAACTGGCTGCCGTGCCCAATTGGATCAGGCCGCCGGTTACGTTGGCATTGCCATTGATGTAGATGTTTTCGAGAATGCCTTGCTGCCCATTTTGCGCCACATGCACGCAGACCACATCCAAGTTGTTGGGATTGAAACGCAAGTTTTGAAGGCGCAACTCCTGGTAGTTGCTTCCCCCTGGATTCACAGATAGGAGCGTACCCGCCGACGACGCCTGGAGAACCGTACTATAGCCGTCGCCCTCAATCCATATCTGCTGGTTATTTCCCGCCGTCCAGTCCGCCCCCGGGGCCAGGGGATAGGTGCCTGCCGGGATGTAGACCCGGCGTCCGCCCAGGGCAATGGCGGCATCGATAGCCGCCTGCAATGCCGTCAGGTTTTGCGCCCCTGTTTTGGCTGTACTCATACTGTATGGATAGCGAGCGGCATTGATGCCGACCTCGGCCAGTGAGATGCGGGCGTGCAGGCTGGACTCATTGTCCGCCGCCGTGTCGACATCCGCCTGGGCGTCGTCGGCTGCACTCTGCGCTGTCGCCGCGTCGGCAATGGCCTGCGTGGCGTCGGTCTGGGCATCGTCGGCGGCAGTCTGGGCGGTAGCCGTGGCAGTATCCTGAGCATCTTGTTTCAGAAGCAGCGTGTCATAGCCATCGCGGGCAGCCGTAATTTCCGCCGTCAACGAGGACCCGGCCAGCACGACGGACTCGGCCACGTCGGCGGCTACCACCTGGGGATTGATATTGAACTTGATTTCCTCGTTGTAGCTAGCTCCGGCGCCAAAACGAGTATCAGTATACGTGCCCTTGATAGTCAGCACGCGCGCCCAATCGTTGCCGGAACCGGCTAAGTCCAGACCGGACAGGGCAATGTAGACCACGCTAGCAAACGTAAAGGCTACGGCGTCCCGGCTGTTGACCACGGAACCGGCCGAGTTGGTCAGCGTCCAGTTGGCGTCCGGCATGGCCGTGATGGCCACGCCTGCGGTGTCGACGAATCCAGAAACGGTAAACGTATAGGAGCCACGTTCTGGAGCGTCCACGGAAACTATGGTCGTGCCCATAGCGACCTCACTCAGCTATTTGCATCTGTCAGGGTAAAGGTGCTAATCGTCACCGCCTGGCCCGTCGAAATGGACGCATTGTCCAACGTCATATCGCCACCACCGCCTGTGACAGTAACGGAACCTTGCAGGTGGCAGGTAGTAGCCGTACTCTCGTAGATACGGAAATGGGCAGCCGTCCCCGTACCGTCCGCCGATGTATCCTGCCAGGTACCCGTTTTGGCCTTAGTTCCAGAGGAAGCCGCTGCCATCCAATCCGTGGGCAGAGTCATGGTCACAAGTAAAGTGCCACTATCCGCCGCTGCGCAATTGGCCGGCTGTGCGCCTGTGAAGATTTTCAGCACTGCATCCACGCCTATGGCCGTTTCGATAGCGTCAAGGCGATCGTCCCGAACATCAACCGACAATTGTACTGCCATTGTTTTGTACTCCTAACTATTTACTATAGCCGTCACGGTCGGCCCGTGACCCTGTGCCGAAACCGATAGTGAATGGCTGCGCGCCGACCGCGTAGCCACGATAAGCCAAAGTAGACCCGTCGCCGTCAAGGTCATGGAATCCAGGCTAATGGCGGCATTGCCCGTAGCGCCCACCTCCGTATTGCCGGCGGCGGATAGGGCGATGCTAGCCAGGGTTATAGCCGCCTGTCCGGCCACGGCGACCGTACCCGTAGCGGATGGGGAAATGGCGCCCAGTGTAATGGAAGCCGTCCCGGCAATAGCGACCGTACCGGCAGCGGTCAGGGCAGCCGCCGCCAGCGTGATATCCGCTTGCCCCACAGGCCCTTCGGCCACGGTACCGGCAGCGGAGAGGCTGACCGCTGCCAGAGTTACCGCCGCCGAACCGTCAATGGCGACTTCTCCAGTCGCGGAGGAAGCCAGGGCTGCCAAGGCAATGGAGGCATCACCCGCAATGGCCACACCGCCCGCCGCGGATAGGGCCAGAGCGGACAGGGCAATGCCGGCGTCACCGGTAACACCGCTTGTCACGACACCGGTTGCGGTCAGGGTAAGAGCCGCCAGAGATAGCGCAGCATCACCGGCAATAGCGACTGTTCCTGTCGCAGTGGCAGTCAAGGCAGCCAACGTCGGGGAAGCGGCGCCGTCTACGGCAACCGTACCAGTCGCCGCACAGGTCAATGCCGCCAGCGTGACAGAAGCCGAGCCGGCGACAGCTACCGTCCCGGCCGCGCTGGAGGTGAGAGCGGCCAATGTAATGGCAGCATCGCCGGTTACGCCCCCCCCCGCCTCGGTGTAGGTGATGACCAGCTTGGGGCGGCGGGCAGCGGTGCCATGGTCGGAGGAACCAATAGCCTGGGTGTCTTCGTTGTTTAGCAACAACAGACCGTAGTTCGTATTACTGGCCCCGAACCAACCCTCGACACGGCTGGCTGTGAGCACGGCGCTGTACTCCGTGCCGTCGACGTCCGCACGGTCGCCGTTTGCCGAGCCGAGGGCAGTCGCCTCGTAGTCGGTGCCGTTGGTGCCCAGGCCAGCGCTGCCCGCCCAGGCCGTTTCGCTGCCCGATGTCTGCTCTTTGTAATTCCAACAACAGTCGCCGGCGACGCCGGTACCGTTGTTTTTTGTGCCCTCCGTCCAGTCTGCATTGCCGCTGGCGATTGAGTAGACCGTGATGGTCCAAGCCAGGGCAGCGCCGGCGGTGGTGTGGTAGAGGTAGAGTGTGGCGGCATCCCCTGCCTCTATCGTGGCATCGGACGGGATAGAAGAACAGTCGAATTCAATCAGCCCCTTGTGCGAGCCCAACGACATGATACTGGTAGTGACGCCATAATTATTGCCCCGTTGCGTCGCGTTGAAATTGCTGACATAGGTATCCTTGCCCGCCGCCGCGTCCGGCTGCGAGGAGAAGGGGGAAGGGTCTATGTAGATGGGGAAGGTGGCGGACTGTACCCAGGTACGTGGGATACGCACGGTGATGTAATGGTTGGGGCCGGAACGGCGTACCTCGAACTGACCGATGGTCTGTTGTGGCTCCGGGCTAGAGTCGTAAGCGCGTGGATAGTCCAGATACCACAGGACATTGGTGCCCGTGGCGCTGTCCCGAAACTCGATGCGGTTGGCGGTCTGCACACGCACGTTGTTGGTGCGTGCCCAGCGTATGCCGTCCAGGTAGAGTTCCACGCCGGAACTGTTTTTGATGATGAATTCCAGTTCCAGCCAGATAGTGCCGGTGACCGTAGGCGTGGGCAGGGTGGCGGCATTGTCCAGGATCAGCAGCTTTTCGAGTTTTCGGGACAGGGTTTGAAACTGGAAATGCCTGCCCGTGCCGTAGCCATTGGGCCAGTAGAGCACGTCGTCTGTGGCAGTGGCTACGACGGCCTGGGGCTGGGCGAGCTGTTGACGGGAATTGTCCTGGTTGACCCAGTTGAGGGCGAGGGGCTGAAAGGTGACGCTCTCGCCGGTAGCCTGGTCTACGTACTGGATGGTATCGCCAGCGTTGAGCACGTCGCGGGCAAATGCGTTGTATTCAGTGCCGGTCATCTGGTACTGCCAGGCACCGGCGGTGGCGACCCACTGTGTGTCCACCTCCAACCAGTCGGCGCCAGAGGGGTAATGTAGGTCGCGTTGGGCGACCCACACATGCCTACCGGGAGCCACCAGCATGTCCAGATGGCTGCGACCCCGACCATGCACAGAAGCGCCGGGGAACTGGCTGGCTATTTGGTTGCGGATTGCCTCAGCCGGTCGGGCCATCTCGATAACCCCGTGTTACGCGTATCAAACTCTTAGCCTAAAGCCGTACCCGCGTATGGTCTCGACACGCTCCCGCCCGACGCGCTGACGCAGCCGGCCTACAACTTGGTCAATGGCCTGGTCGGTGATACCGCCCGCTTGCATTGATTCCGGCCAGACAGCCTGCACTATCTCGTCGCGGGAAACCGCCCGATCCTGGGCATCCCACAGTGTTGCCAGCAAGGTGAACTGGTTTTGGGACAGCGGGGGATCTAGGCGTTGGCCGTCCAGATAGACATGGCGCTGAAACTGGTCCACGTAAAAGTCATCCATCGCGTCAGGCAGATGGGTCAGCCCTACCAAGGTCTGCATCTCACGCCTCACTTCGGACAGTACATGAGCGCTAATGGCCTCTGCCAATTGTGCGGCGGCCGCCTGAATCGCAGGCGGCAAAGTCTCGGCCTCCTGAACGTGAATGCCGTTCATGACCAGGGTCATAGTGGCTCCACCAGCACCAGGTACATGCGGGTCGCATTGCCCGGCGGCTCCCGGTTACCGCCCAGGACCACAGGCCCGGCCAGGTAGTCCAGCGTGTACAGGGCAAACGGTCCTACGCTGGTGCCCAGCACAGAGCCGGTGTCCGTCCAGGATTCAAGCCAGGCGGGCGGGGTAACACCGGCATAGGCGACGTAGACCGTGGCGTCAGCGGAGAGGTTGAAGCTCAGATAGGTCGTGCTCGTGACCGACCACTCGGTGGCCTTGAGCACGATGGCCTGCGCCCCGTCCAAGCCAACAGTCTGCGTGACCGTGATGGCCTGCCCGGTGTAGATCTGCATACCCGGTATCAGCACGTCGCGGCGGAATGTGCCCGTAGCGGGCAACTGGATGTTGGAGATCAGGGGGGCGGGCGTATTCGTGGGGAAGGGCACGGCGGTTAGGGTGGCGGTGGGCGGAACTTGCGTTTCGGGGGGGTCAGGCGTAGCGGTTGGGATAGCCGTCGCCGGGTCAGTCGGCGCGGGCGTCGCCGTATCCGTGGGCCAGGGTGTGAGGGTGGGGAACGGCGTACCTCCCGGCTCTGTCACGTCCAGGTTGAAATCGAAGGTGTAGTCGGCGTCCGGGTCCGGGTTGTCGATCAGGCAGCGAAAAATGTAACGGCCTGGATCCACCATTGAGACGTAGATGTTGCGAGCCGTGGCATCCTGGATCACGGCGCCGGACGGCCCATCTATCTGCTCCCACAGGAACGTGGCGCCCGACATGATGTATTGGTCGAAGGTCTGGCCCAGGGTAATGGTGCCGGAGGTTATCCCATAGGTGGGTTTAGGCGTGGCCACGATGGGCACCTGCTGGATAGTAATGCTGTCGCACGTGCCGGCCACGTCGTCACAGTCCCATTCCACAACGCGACTGCCGACCTGCTGGCAGGCGGAAAGCACGAGGGCAATAACGGCGAGTAGGACCAGGCGCATGACACCTCCATGTTGCTATTCGTGAAAAATATTGCGATTTGCAACAAGTGTACGCCAAAAAAACACCTGTGTCAATGCCCTGAGCGTCAAAGGCCAGAAACGCCATTTTCCGGGGCGTTTGGCGTCGAAACGTCCGGTTGGTCATTTTTTGCCCCCTGCATAGCTTCCAGTGCCTTCTGTGCCCGTTCTAGGGCCATTCTGGCCGCCTGCCAGTCCACGAGTATGCCGGTCGAAGTAGCCAGCGCCTCGTGGCGCAATTCCGAGAGCAGGTAGCCGAGTAGACTGTCCATGCGCTCTACCCGCCGCTGCTGTTCCGTCAGGCGTCGCCAACGTTGCGCTTTTTCCTCGGCGGCAAACCGGGCCTGGCTCGGCTTCCACTGTTGGCGGGCACGCGACTTGTTTGAGTGCTTCTGGCCGGGTAGGTGCTCGAAGGTGGGCATTAGTCCACTTCTACCCCCACAGCAGCCACCGCCGCCAGGCAAATCGCCCTGGTCACGGTCTCAGCCTCTATCCACTGCCAGCCTGCCCCATCCATCCCCCAGGAACAGCCCCATCCATTTTCGGTGCGGGATACTCCAACATCGGGCCACCGTTCGCAAAGTTTTTCCACCACCTGCCAGGCATGCTCAATATCATTTGCGTAATTCGGCACCTCACTAAGCCGTGGATTTGACGGATAGAGGTCATAGTCATCCGGTTGTGCCCCATACAACTGATTGCCACCAGGCAAACAGTGTATTTTGCACCAGCCCATCACCTTCTCTGCGATAAGCTTATTCAGCTCTGCGTCTATCATCGCTGTACCCTCCGTTGCATGTAAAGAGCGCAGACCATTAGCACCAAGGCCAACTGTGCCAGAAACATGGGAGGCGCAGATTTGTACGTACCTATTGCCGCCACAAAGGCAATAATCGTGAAGATAACGGCTATTATGAAAACCAGGTCGCTCAGGTGACGGTCCATTTAACACCCGCTGCCTTCTCCACTTCCCCATCGGCGTTGACCCGGAACGTGTGGCCGGTGCCAGCCCTGAGCGCCGCCAGTTCGTCCCGGAGCTGCGCATTCTCGGCACGAAGGCGGGCAATGATGGCCTGTAGCTTAGAATTTTCCTGGCCCATCACCCACACGCGATCGGAGGGAGCCATACAGGCGAACGGACCGTCGGGGCGGATGTACTCATAATCGCTCATGCCATCGGCTCCGTGTTCATCTCCACCCAGGCCACGGCCTCGACCACGTTGTTGTTGCCCTGGGTATGCCTGTCCCACAGGTACAAGCTCACGCTACCGTCCGGGTGCATCTCGAATCCACAGTAGTTTGCCGAGGTCCGAATCAGATACCAGAGCCGGGCGACGGCATCCATTTCCTCTTGCATCGTCGGGACAACTGGGTCCAGCAGCCTCATGATTCTCCTCCCGCCGCTACCGGCCCCTCGTTGACAATCTTCTGAATAGACTCGGTGCTGAATGCAATGGTGACATCGCGCCCACGCGGCCCGTCCTGCACAAAACAGACCAGGCCCTCACTAGCGTAGAATTCTTCCGCCACCACGGATTCAGGTTCGTCCACGCCCCAGAAATAGACACTCCACAAGTGCATGTCGCTCATTCTACCGCCCCCAGTTCCCGTAGCAGCTCGTCCTCGGCTGCGTCCTGTGCTTCCCGTTCTCGGATGGCGCCCAGCGCGTCCTGGTAATTGCGGCCGTTGTTCTCCGCCTGCCACTGCCAGCGCTGCGCCTGTTCGCGTGCGTCCCGTTCTCTGGTCTTGGCCATAGCCAGCTCCATTTCCATTTCCTACTTGGCCACCATGCCGCACAGGGCCGCCAAGAGCAGGCCCATGCACGCCCCTGCAAATGCACCCAACACAAATTGCCACATGTCAGTCGTTTCCTTTCGTCTCGTCTACCCACGCCGTCCACGTCTTGCCGCCGCCGTGGTGGCTGGTGAGGCATGCCGAACGTTCCATGTCCGTTCTGACCCCAAACAACTCATTCATCTGTTCCTCCAGCTCGTCAATGCGGGCGTAGGCGGCCCGCAGCGCGTCTACCAATTCGGGAATTGTATGCCGAATTGCCACGGAGCCCTCTTGCAAACGCCGCTCGATATGTTGCAGAAATTCCTCGTCTATCCGTTCCACTCTGTTCCTCCCAGTATCGGCTGCGTCTTCGGCTTCCCGTTCGACAATGGCAAGCCGTTCTTGCTCTGCCGTCTCAAGGATCTGGCGCGCTGTTTGCAACGCCTCAGATCGCGAAATGGATCGCCCTTCCAATTCAGTCAGTCTTTCCATTTTGCACGTCCCCCTGTTTGAGTACTCGTTTTGAATCCAACATTGCGCCCGTCGCCCGGCCCAGGTAGATACGAGCCGGGTGCCCCAGGTCGAAGCCCACTTTCCCCAACGTGCCCTGTGCCAGTTGCAGGTAGGCAAGCGCCTGGTCCACGTTCCACTTTGCCACGTCCACGGCGATGCGGATATCGTCAGGTGTTGGCGTCATCGCCGTAGGCGTCGAGTTTCTCATCGTCGTTCCTCCTGTGTTGAATTATGTTGTGTCGCCCGTCTCAGCATCGGCCGCACGTCCGGCGCATCCACGTACAGGCCGGGTAGCGTGTCCTCGCTCATTGGCGGTTCTCCCTCAATTCAGAATCACCAGTCCGATATTGCAGGCGATGCAGTTCACCAGCTAGTTGTGTCGCCCGCTGTTCTGCCTCATGCAAAGCCAGACGTAGGGCATCCAACTCCATTTCCAGCTTGATTACCTGGGCCTGCAACTCTACCGCCCGGTCCAACAGCCGGCCCACCACTCCTTCGTAACTCACTGGTTCAAATGTCATCGTTCCTCCCTTGCCAGGTCTGCCAGCCGACCCACTTGGTGAAAGAGATCATGGCATCGCCGGCACAGAACAATTACGTCGCTGAATCGTTCCTCACCCCGGTTCTCATAGGTCCGGTGATGCACGTCTACCAAGCCGTTGCCATTGCACACCTGGCAGCGGCTTTTGGCATACTTGAGGGCATACCGGCGAATATCCTGCCAGTGTTGAGTTTGCAGGTATCGCTTGTAATCCATGGTTCGCAATTCTTGCACCCGACCTGGATTTTCCTGTGCCGGAACGAAAATGCGCTCATCATCATGCTCCCATCCGGTTGGCTTGGCTTTCTGGAGCAATTGAAAGCGATCACAGTATTTTCCGGCATCCGAAATCGTGGGATAAATGCCGATCACAATCCAAGGCGAAACGTAACGCGGTTCATGCAACCCCAGGAATGTATCAATGTTTTTCGTGATATGCGTTCTCAATGAATCTATGTTGAATAGACCCTTCTGTTCACCCATCGAACACCATTCGACCACCCATGGTCCTACCGCACGTGCCCCATCCTGAGACTCGTAATCTTCCTCAATCATATCGTTTCCCCTCATCAATCCGTTCATCAATCTCTTGCTCGTCGATCACCGCACTCCTGAACCGCATCCGCTGCCCATCGAAAAGTAGGGCCACATCGGCCGGCGGTGCGTTGCGGTTCTTGACAATGTAGACCTTTACCACATCGGCATCGTCCGGCCCGGCATCTCCATCCTCAAACATGCTTTCCCGCACCAAGAGGATGATGCGATCCGGTTCCCGCTCGCCACCTTGCATAAGGTCGCTCATCATCGGCCGTTTCTTGATCCGGCTTTCGATATCCCGGTTCATCTGAGCTATGCCCAGGACCGTCGTGTCAAAGTGCTTGGCGATTGCCTTCAGGCCCCGGCTCACTTTCGCTATGCGTAGGCTCTCCGACTTGTCCATCTCGCCGGACAGTTCCAGGTAGTCAAACAGGACCATGCGGATCGGCCGGTCGCTTGCATAGATGGCAAGTTGTTCCACCATGTGTTCCAGCGTCGGGGCACTAGACTGATCCACCACAAAGGGCCATTGCACCATGCTGCCCAGACAGGCACGCACCCTGGCGATCTCTTCCTTTGTCGCTTTGCCGGACTGCAATGCCCATAGACCGACCCCCTCTAGCCCGCAGGCCGTGCGCAAGGCCAGTGTGCGGCTATCCATCTCGGCACTGAAGACGGCAATCAGGCCATTGTCCCCGGCGGCTATCATCTGGCGGGCCACATTCTCGACCAGTTGCATCCCCAGCGCCGTCTTGCCGGTACCGCTCCTGGCCCCGATCACCACGAACTCACGCGGTACAAAGCGCACGTACTTGTCCAGGCTGGAAAGCCCCAGCCGCCAGCCCGGCACCTTGCCGGATTCCAGTTCGTCCAGGTAGTCCTGGGCCTCCAGAATGCCATGCGCCCACGGCACCAGCGTTTCCCGGAAGAACTCATCCAGATCAACGGTCACATATCACCTCCCACCGGACGGACCACCGACCGTTTTTTCTTGGCGACAATTGCCCCCTGTTCGCTCAGAAAAGCCAGGAATTGCCCCACGCTGCCCCCGTCTCGACCGCGCCAATCTGCTTTCCACCTGTCGCTTACTGTCCTCACGGAGACGGACGTGTAGCCCATCTTGTGGGTGGTGATAGCGGCCTGGTGTAGTTCGGCGTGCAACCTGTCATCGTCCCCCGCTTCCCAAAGTAGACGTTTGCCCGTGATGTCGGCAATGGCCTCTGCCAAAGGCGTGCGCTCACAGGCCGGCAGTTGTGCGTTCCACTCCGCCGTTTCCATCTGCCTGTTGTAGATAGGCTTGCCATCCTGCCGGCGGTTAAAGTTGTTCTTTGCCGCATTGAGGCATGGGTCATCGCAAGAGGTTGAAGGGGGGGGCATGTCCTCTTCCCCTCTTTCCTTATCTTTATATCTTTTGTTGTTACCCTGGGGGGTAACAGATCTGTTACCCTGTGACGTAACAGATCTGTTACCCTGTGGGGGACTAGTTTTGTCACCAGGCTCATCCAAACTGTTACGCTGTGGGGTAACAGTTTGGCGCATGGAATCGGAATCCCAGGTCTCGTGGTATTTGTTGAACCCGTAGGTCTTGGCCCGGTTGGGGCCGTTGTCCCGACTGTAGATGATGTTGCGCTCCTCCAGTTTTTGTAATGCCACCATGGCATGGTGCCGTTTCACGCCCATGGCTTCGGCAAACTGGCTGTAGCTGATCGTGTCTTCCTTCTTCTGCCATCCATAGGTCTGCCGGAACAGAAACATGAGGGCCGACCATTCCATTCCGGTAAGACGGGTTGCGGTCAGGGCGGTCAGGATATCATTGTGAATCTTTGCCCAGTTCCCCTCCTCGATTTGGATGTCAGCCCCTGTTGTCACTGTGCCCGCCTTGTACTTCGTCGACTGTCGGACCAACTGTGGTCCCGGATACCGCTCCGCTGTCGCCGCAATCATCATGCCCTCCTAGTGCAGTTCTCTTGGGCACTGTTTGCCCGCTCGCAGACCGCTGTAAAGCGTCTTCACTGCCTCTGTTTCGCCCAGGCCGATATGGCGGGCTTCCTGCTGCAAGTGGCTGGCCACCTGTGTTTCGTCAAGTAGGCCACCGGCCACCAGTTGGCCCAGGCTGAACGCACTGCGGTTCAGTTGGTTGTTGCGGTTGCCCGCCGGCGTATGGGCCAGTTGGTGCAGCTCTTGTTCAAAGGCCGCCTGCGCGTAGGCATTGCCCGCCTCCGCTCTGGTCCGGGATCGGAACTGCCGTTGGTCTTCCTGAACCGCTTTCTTTTGCTGCAATAGCATCTGTTTGGCATAGGCACGCAGGACGTCCAGGGGGAGCACATGGTCAACGTAGACCAGCCCATCCGGGCGCTGTTGCAGGGTGGCATTGCCATAGAAAAATCGGGCCGGATCGACACAGGACACATCAGCCCCCTCGAAAAAGTTGTAGACGGTTTCTATGGCGGTGCGGTAACCGGTGGCTGACTTGATGGGCCGGTCCAGGAGGAAGATTACCCGGCACTTGGGGGCCTGGTCGGTGTGGCTAGGCGTTTCGTGGATGATGGTCCCATATAGCCGAAAAAAATGGTTGCGCTGCACGGTCGGGATAGCACTACGTTGGTCCTGGGTGTCGAGGTCCACGGCGATGTGTTGGGCACAGATGAACGTATCTTGCTTGCGCCGGCCGCCGAACCAGGGGGCATAGGCACGCCCATTGTAGATGGCGTCCAGGATGTCAACCGGCTCTAGTTCCTGGTTGACGAAAGAATCGTTGAAGGCTGCCCAGCGGGGATCACCAGCCGGGATCTTGCCCGTTAGGGCCATTTTGTTGATTGCGATCCGGTAACTGTCCAAAGGGAATCCTCCTCTCCAGTCGTTTCAGCCGCCATGTCCAAAGCCACACCTGCAAGCGGTTGTGCCATGTGGGGGACTGGATAGCCAGGCTGTTGAGACGGTCATGGCACAAATCGATGGTTCTGGACAAACTCAGCATGTTACTTGACACAAAGCCCGGTTTTCATGGTATACTGATATTGAATCAATGCCATGGCATAAGTATAGCATCAATCTGGTATGATGTCAACAGGAAAGGCGACCAAATGACTCAAGAGAAAATCTACTCATTCCGAATCCCGACGGACCTGCACGCCAAGTTGGTAGAGGTTGCCAAACAGGAAAGGCGTAGCCTGAATTCGTTGATGATCGTCCTGCTTGAAGAGAAGATAGACGAGATGGAACAGCAAGAATCCGACCCTGCCGACGCCGAGGCCGCCGCCGCCGCCGTGCGCATGGTGGAGGCGTGAGCATGGACGAACAGTCTTGGAATTACCAACTTGACGGCACACCTGCACAATGGTTGGCCCTGGCCCTGGCGAACATGGCGCCCAACATTCAGTGGCAGGTGACGGCCAGCGACAAGGGCATCCTGTATCTGGACGTGCGGGCCGAAATCCGTGTGAACGGATCGCTCTGGCATTACTGGCACACGGCTTATTTGCCCGGCCTCATGTCCTTTCGGGAGAAGGAAGTGCGTCGTATCGTGAATGAATGCGCTCACTGTCTGGCCCTCTTTGCCATGGGCGTAAAGGAGCCGGCGTGACATGCACGTGCCCGTCGCCTACCCGCCATTTGGCCGGCATCGCAACCACAACTGCTTGGTATCCACTTCCACAGCGCCTAGCTTTAGCGCCGCCGACCGCCTGCTTGGCACCAGATCGTAGTGTGGCAGGCTAGGCCGGTTTTGGAACCAGGCCCGTTTAAGGCCGATATGCCCGGCGAACTGGTGCAGTTCCTCGATATCCCCATCCGTCGCCATGTGGCACCATAGGCTATGCCCGGCCACAGAGCTATACGTCCGTATCTGATCCACGTAGATGGTCATTCGTCCTCCCGGCCCGGCGGCTGCAGGTAGCCACGCCGCAACAGCTCCCGGTAGGCGGCCACCATGCTGTTCACGCCCAGGCGCCGGTAGAGGCCATCCACCTGAGCGCCGCCGCCCAACATGCTTTTGACGGTCTCCCGTGAAATGCCCAGGTGGTAGGCGATTTCCTTTTGGCGTAATCCCATGGATGCCAGCTCGACAATCTGCACCTGCCGGGCCGTTGGGTTTAATTGTCGGGCCATCCTGTCCACCTCCGCAGGCTCCGCGTAGTACATTCAGTCCTCCATTTCCTTACCGTATCACGCTCACCACGCACTCTCTACCGCCGATGCGCTCCTCGTAACGCCGGAGCACGGGCAGGCCGGCGTGCTCCTCCCAGCCGGTGTCGAGCCGGCCCAACATGCCGCCCGTTGGTTGGTGTACCGGTTTTTGTCTAACCATAGGTTCCCTGGTAACCGCCTCCATAACCTGTTTCCAGTTGCCCGCAGTGTTGATAGCTGTTTTACCCGGCATGTTTTTCGGCTTGATGGCCAGGTAGGTATTCAGCTTCCAGTCGGTGCCACGCATGAGCCGGATAATGGCGCGCAAATTGTCCGGGGATATGGGGCAACGGCGAAGGTGTGAAAAGTTGTGGATGGTAGCGCCGCAGTGGGGGCAGGTGTTGGTCATCAGTCCGCCCCCTCTATGGTCACGTAGCCCATCTGCCACATGAGCACGAGCGCATGGTATTTGTTCCTGGCCCCGATGCGCTCGCACAACAGGTGCAGGTGCGTGTCTACGGTGCGATAGTGGATGCCCAGGGCGGCGGCGATCTGAGCGTTTTCGATATGGCCGTCACAGATGGCCTGCATTACCTCGATTTGGCGGGGCGTGGGCTCATCCGGCGCCGTCGGTAGTCGATAGTGGTGGTAGCCTGTCATCAGTCCCACACCCGCATTCCCACGCCCGCTGCATAGTGGTCGGGATAGTGCTCCCGCACCCACGCTTCGGCTTCGGCGTCGGAGTCGAAATATTCGTCCCGATAGTGGAACTGGCGTCCGTTCCGGGTGAAGAATTTGTATCTGGCCCGGAAGTCGCTGCCTATCAGGATTCCCCTGGGTTCGTCATATCCGTATCGGGTCATGTCAGCGCTCCCGTATGTGGTGGGCGACGATTTGGCACAGGCCCACGACCTGGCACAGCAGGATGAACAGGCAGGGCAGGCCGAACACGAACAGGGTGAGCAGGGCGATGTCAGTCATGATTTCCTTCCTTTCGCCTCCAACCGATGTAGAGTTCCAAGCCATACACATCGCCAATGCGTTCCAGCGTTTCCAGGCGAGGGTCCCTTATGCTCCGTTCTAGGTCTGAAAGGTATGAGATAGATAGGCCGCATTGCTGGCTCAATTGTTTGAGTGTCAGGCCGGCAGCCTGGCGTTGCTTGCGTAGGGCTGTGGCGAGTTCCTGGCGGTGGGTCATGGTTGTGGGTCCCAGGTCAGGTGTTCAGTAGTTGTAAAAGCAACTGCAGGACCGCCAACGATGATGCCTGTGTTTGCCTGTGGTTCCGGCAGCAACGCCGCCAGTTCCCGTTCGGCAGCCTGGGCACGCAAAAGCCACTGGTGCCGGTCTTCGACCATGTCGGATAGCCATTCCGCCTCACTCCGGAGTTTCTCCAGTTCCGCCTCCGCCTTCTCCGCCCGTTTCCGCCACGCCTCCGCTATCTGGCGCTGCTGGGCCACGTCGTTGGCGACCGTCTCGGCGCTCAGTCCGGCGGGCTGCACGGACGTACGCAGGGTGGCCAGTTCGGCCTCCAGCTTGCGGTACAGCTCTACGATGTCGGTCTGAGCCACTAGCAGGCAATCAATCATGCCGGTCAGGTAGTCTCCTGGTACCTGCTGTCCCTGGCGGCTGGCCAGGTATAGGCCGGCTACTCGCCCCTGTGCGGCCAGCAGGTCGTCTATCGTTTGGTACAGGTCTTCGTCAGTTGTCACAGTTATCTCTCCTAATCTGCTGCCAGGGTGTCAAGGTCAAAGAGTGTCGGTGCATGTACCTGGGCTTCCACCGCCCGCAAGTTCTTGACGGCCACCTCGAAGTAGGATGGCTTGAGTTCGATCCCGATCCCCCTTCTGCCCAGCCGCACAGCCTCATAAATTTCGCTCCCGATTCCCATAAAGGGGGAAAGTACCGTCTCGCCGGGGTTGCTGTAGAGTTTGATGCAGCGCTCGATGGTGCCCAACTGAAGTGGGCAAATATGTTTCTCATCGTCGGCATCTCTGGCGCTGTGGTATTGCAAGGTGTCAGACTCGGAGATGCCCGTCCATATGCCGCCGGCCCAGTCAATCCAGGTCTCGTTGTCCATCTCCCCGTTGGCGACCGGCGTGATGGGCACGGCATTCTCGCCCGGCTTGCGAAAGAAGATCACCCGATCCAGGATAGCCGGTCTGCTATCCGCACTATCCTTGCGGAGCTGCGTGAACAGAAGCGCCTTGGCTTTTGTGCGAATCGCTTGCGCCTGTGGGTTTTTAGCGACCACGGCATAGCCGGTGTAGATCCAGTCCTCGGCTTCATAGGCCCGAATCACGTCACCCGGAAAATCTTTCATGCCGATGTAGCCATCCTTGCCCAGCATGGCCGGAATGTCGGCGGTATGCACGCAGGTCACACGACCCGGCCTGGTCACCCGCAACAGCTCCCGGATGATGTAGGCATAGTGGACGAAGAACTCGGCATAGTTGCGGGAGTTGCCCAGGTCCATTTCGCTGTTGGAGTAGGTATACAAGTCGGCAAAGGGAGGACTGTACACCGAAAGGTCTACGCTGTTTTCTGCCAGTTCGCCCAGGCGCTTGCAACTGTCTCCCAGCATGGCCGTCCAACCGTCACCGGAGAAGTCCGCTTCCTGGTATTCAATCTTGCCCTCCTGTCCTGCTATCAATTCCTCCACTTCGTACCCCTTCACATGCTGGATCAGTTGTTCTGACATATCCTTGGCTACGGCTTCCTTGCTCATAATGGTGTCGTATACCTCGCGTTCCGCCTCTGTCAGCACCACATACACGTTGACCGGCTTGGTCTGCCCGAAACGGTAACAGCGCCGAATGGCCTGATACCATTCCTCCCAGGAGTAGCTAAGGCCCACGAACACCTGATTGTGAGCGTTTTGCAGATTGAGACCGTACCCGCCGATAGATACCTTGGTCACGAGCACCCGATGCTGTCCGTCCTGAAACCCCTCTATCGCCTCTGCCTTGTGTTCTGGTGAATCAGCCCCTACCACCTCCACACAATCGGGGATAAGGTCTGCCATCATGGCGCTTTCGTCGTTGAGCCCGGTCCAAACGATCCACTGTTCATCATTGCCATTGACCAGTCCCGCCGCTAACTGACATCGATCTTCTATCGTCTCCCGGCGCACCGCCCGCTGCCCGCTCAGACCGGTCAGCCCTGTGAACACGAGCTGGTCATCGGGTACGAAATCGTAGTCCATCCATACCGGCTGCACATTTAGGGCCGGCAGGATAAAGCCGTCATCGTCATAGCCCAGATCCGAAGGCCGCCGAATGGACATGGCCCAGGAGGCCATCCAGCGATAGAAAGCATCCTCGGCGTGGTGCTTCAGCCGCCACTCCTGGCCGTTAGCATTGCCCAACTTCCGACGCAGCTTGAACCCGCCCACGTCCAAGATGATCTCCCGGTTGGCATGGACAAAAAACATGGCCAGCATCTCGCTCACCTTGCAGATGCCCAGGAACTCGGCATGGTTGCCGATCTCTGCTCTGTCGTTGGGCGCTGGTGTAGCCGTGCAACACAGCCGGTAGGGGGTATCGGCAAACATCTCGGTCAACAAGCGCCGAGTCTTACCGTCCAGGGCTTTGAGGATGCTCGATTCGTCCAGGACTACGGCGCCGAAAGCCGAAGCGTCAAAGTGCTGTACCATCTCATAGTTGGTGATCCAGATGCGATGGTCTGCCGTCACTTGGGCCTGATTGCGCACATAGCGCACTTCCACGCCGATTTTCTGCCCCTCCCGGATGGTCTGGCGAGCCACGGAAAGAGGAGCGACGATCAGGGTATTTTGGCCTATCAGCCTGGCCCATTCGAGCTGGCAGAACGTTTTGCCCAGGCCGGTGTCGGCAAAGATGGCGGCCCGGCCCTTGCGCAGCGCCCAGCGGGTCAGGTCTCGCTGAAAGGGGAACAGCTTGGGGTGGATATCGCCATCTTCCACCTGGACACCGTGTGTCTCATGCACAATTCGTTTCTGGCTGAGGAATTCCGAGTACTGTCTGGACATGGTGAATGCTCCGTGCTATACTGGTTGTGAAATTGAGTAGTTGCCTTTCACAAGCACCGCTGTTCGTCGCAGCGGTGCTTGTGTTTTTGCTCCCCAGGGGTAGGCCCGTCGCCCACCGAGCCTACCCCATCACCAAGAAAGGAGAGATGCACACCGCCCGGCTGCCCGTCCTGTAAGGCGGCGACCAGGAAGAGCCGGCTTTTCTGAGGGCCAAGGAGAAAGTAGGAAGCCCGCCGCTCTCGCCGTGGCCGGGGGTGTTGTGGTCATGTATCGCAAACTTTAATGCCATATGAGAATCGTATTTTGAGACACAAAATGAGACATGAGTTTCGCACGTCTCGGAAAGTACACTTTAGGCGACACTACATGCTCCCACAGTTGAGGTTGGGCACGTGCAGCAATCCGCCGGAATAGTAGCCCTCCCACTTCTGGCAGTACCAGCGGTTGTAAATCTCTACCCGGTAGGTGTAGCCAGCCGGCAAACAGCACTGTTTCCAGTAGGCGGTGGTAGAGCCGGCCGGCGGCTGCAATATCGTGTACCATGTGGTGCCGGTCTGAAGCAGCGTAATTTTCAGGTCCCACCCGCCGTAGGCCGGCACGCCGGTCACATAGCCCCACAGGCCGGCATCGGAGCGCTGCCCGATGACCAGCGGTGTAAACACTTTCTTGCCCACGGGCGGGAAGATGCCTGCCTGGCCGGTGGCCGGGATGAGGGAGAGGACAATCACGGTTGCCGACAGGACCACAAGTGTCTTTCTCAAGTTGCCTCCAGAATGGATTTAAGTAGTTGCTCACCTATCCAGCGCGTGTAGGCGGGCGGGATGGCCTGGGATAGTTCCGCCATGGTCATCCAGTCGATGCCCATGGCCCAGCGCACCACTCCGACAGATTCACGCGGTCGCACACCCTGGCGGACGCCGCCCGTTACACGTGCTGGATTCCATGTCTTGCGCGTGTGGCTGCCTGAGTGGACGGTAATCGGATGGCGCACATGGGCGCATGTAGCGGGCGACATCAACCACATGGGCCACGTCTCGAAATAGCGGTGGCGCCAGATGGGCAGCCCCAGCATTGTTCCGCACAACATTACCGTGTTGCGCAAATGAGAGCGGGCGCCCTCGACGTTCTCGATGACATAGGGCTTGCCGGTTGCCCTGAGCAGGCATCTTGTCTCCGGGATGTAGTTATGGTGGCGATCCCGATATTCCATAGGCGTGGCCTCGCTGGCAAACTGGCATGGTGGGCTGGCGTGGATGGCGTCGAATTCATGCCCATGCGCCGCCAAGTATTCCAGGGCATCTGCCCGGACGAAGGTGAACGGATAGCGGGGCTGCGGCGCAATGTCCACGCCCACGATGTCGTCGAAGCCAGCCTGGTGGTAGCCCATCGCACACCCGCCAGCACCGGAAAACAGGTCCAGTAATCGCATGTCAATTCGCCGATGTGAGTTGGTTGTTGCCGAATAGGTCGGGCTGCCCCACTTCCGACGCCTGCCATTCGATGCGCTCGGCAATCGGTATAGCCCAGTTCTGTTTGGCCTGATGTGTCCCTGCGTTGATGGCTGCAATGGCCGCATCTAAATCGGCCCGGAGTGAGGCATAGTGTTCCTCGGTAATGGCACCCTGCACCGCCATCTCATGGGCAAATGCCTCCACGTTGCACAACCTCCGCCGTCCGTCCCGCAACGCCAGCATGTCCGTCTCGATCTGTTCCCGCTCTGCCTCGATAGCACTATTCCGCCTGGTCATTCACCGCCTCCCGATAGGCAAGTGCCTGTCTCTGTTCCCGGATGGCAGACACCACGGAGATATGTTTGTCCCACTGCACAGCGCCCAAGACAGTGGCCAGCCCCACGCCGGCATTGACGCCCAGCAGGGTCAGGGCGGACGGGATGCTGATGACCTGGGGGATCATGCTGGCCGGCAATGCCCACTGGCTGGCCAGCACCAGCATCGGCCCCAACAACAGGGCGATGCTGTCTATCACGAGCCAGCCGGGGCGGGAAAGCGGGCGACCTCTCAGCCGCCGGTAGGGACCACTGAATACATAGTGGGCGGAGAGCGAGGCCAGGGCGGTGATGGTAGCGGAGACGATGAGATTCATGGCCAAAATTGCGGTCGGGTTCATGGGCAAAATATCCCCACAGGTTAGGATTCGGTGCTACGATCTGAATGGAGCAGCGTGATACCATGGGGGATGCGTGGCTCCAACAGCACGTAGCCCCAGCGCGCCATCCTCTGGAGACGTTTCTGGACGGCGACATGCGAAAGCTTGACCTGTTTGCCGATGGCCCGCCGGGAAGGCGGGCGGCCCCTGGCCGTTTGATAGGCCCGGATGTAGTGCAGGATGGCCAGGTCACGCTCGTCAAGTTTATAGCGGTGGGGAATGTCCCCATTGTCGGCTTGTGCAAAATTTGTTACCATGCGGTAATGGCTTTCCATTATGAAATGATATATCCTTGGGTCAGGGGATTTCTCTTAAGGATGTGATAGAAATTCCTGAGTGCAAACAAATTAACTATCGGTAATATCCTAACACAGATCGACCGGGACGTCAAGGGGGAATTGTGAACGTGATTGCAAGGGGCAATGGAGAGGACAGACAAAGCATGGCGGTGGAAGTCGGCAACCTGGAGCAGGTGGTGCCAGACACGGGCAAGCGAATTGATTACGTCTACCAGATAGTGCGGGGCATGTCGCAGGTGGAGTTTTTGGAGAAGCTGGCGGGGGTAGGCTACCGGGTGTCGCAGCCCATGCTTAGCCAGCTCATTTCCGGCAAGCGCCGCCGTAGTGCCGGTTTCGTGCGGGCCGCGGCCTTGGTGCTGGGCGTCAGCGCTGACTGGCTGCTCTGTCTGCCTGGCGCATCTATGCAGCGGCCCATACCGGCATCCGCCGCGGCGCAGCGCATCGCCCGCCTGGTGGACGCGGCGCCGGTGAGCAGACGGCAGGAGATAGAGGCCATCGTCGCCACACTGGCCAGCGGCGCCCAGACGCCAGGGTTGGGCAACCACGTAGACAACAATGCCGTGGATGCCTGGACCGAGTTCCTGCGCGAGGAGTACGCCGATAGCCCAGCCCGGGCGGAAAAGATTATGCAGATGTTGGAGGAGCTAAACCCGGCGCTGGCGCGTGCGGTGCGCCGGAAGCTGGATGACCTTGGAATCGACCTGCGCTCGCAGTTCGTTGCGTAGGGACACGGCGAGGTCGTAAAGCCGCCATTGTTCGGCTTCGGGCAACTCGGCCATGGCAGCGAGAAAGGCGTCGGCGTGTTGGGCGATGGTAGCTTTGGTATCGGCCATGATGGCTCCTATGTGAGTTGGATGCTAGAGCCATTGTAGCACGAGAGCACCTTACGCGGCTACCCATAAACATCCGCAATTTGGCCGATATAACGGCGTAAGGTTGGGGTGGTAGGATAGGGTTGTCAATCTTCGCTGAATGCAGCAGGCCCCTGGTCATGGCGACTGGGGGCCTGCGTGCGTGGTAGAGCCTACTTCTGGCCGTTTTTCTCTAATGTAAATACTGGCGGCATCGGCGGTGATACCAATCGCACCTGCCGGACCAAATGCTTGATCACCTCACTTCGGTTCCACTCGATTTGCTCAGCTATCCAATCCAACTGAGCCAACTCCTCCGCTGAAAACCTCACACTTACCACGGTCGTTTCCGTCTTTTCGCTCATCCCTAGGCTCCTTTCCGGCCCGTTGTATACACTGTAGCACGGACGGGTATCCAGTGTCAATGGATGCATACATGAGTTTCAGAAAAGTGCCAAATCTTTAATATAAGACGCTTGACTTTGGGATCTACTTGGTATACAATGTATACAGTAGAGTACGTTAAAAACAGAACGCAAGTGGGGTTCCGAAGGGCGCCGGAGGTGGATGGCCACCGAAGGAGCGACACCCAACAGGGAACACGGTGCAGAGCCGCCAGAAGGCCCCACAGTAGCCGAGAGACAATCAGAGTGGTCGCCGGGCCTGGTAGCCCGGATGTGAACCGGAATCCATACGAAACCACTCACACAGGAGGAACGAACGATGAGCTACAGCGAATTTAGCGCCAGCCGGGTAGCCCTGGAAGGCAAGCTACAGCAGGCCAGGCAGGTTGTGGCCACCTGTGCCGCCAGCGACATGGACGCCAGCCGCCGCCAGGCATATCTGGCCTACTGGCAGGATGTTGAGGCCAACGCACTGGCCAGCCTCAACAAGATGTGCCAGGAATACTACGGGCGAGCCTACGCAGCCTGCTTTTTCAACTAGCACCCACGACCTGACGAGCGCAACCGCGAAACCACACAGGAGATAGGACGATGGACCAAAATACCATCATCGCCCTGGGGCAGATGACCGCCCCCTACGGCGATAGGATTCTCGACGGCAGACCGACGGAGCTGGCGCTGTGGCATGTAGACCGCAGCACATTCCGCCCGGCCAGGCAGGTAACGGTGGTCCAGACCTGGACGCTGGACTTCTGGAGCAACCTCTACCGCTGCGAGACTGAGGACAGGCAGCGGATTGACAGCACCGACCTGATGGACCACGAGCCGACGCTGGTGGCCGACGAGGCCGGTGCCCGCTACTGGCAGTAATGATGCCGACCTGGGCCATGTCGCCTAAACTGGCCCACCGTGACCAAACAGACGCAGCACAGGAGAAATATGATGACAGGGCAAGAACGCATTCGCAAGGCTTTGGTTAGCACCCTCGGATGGGAATCCGGCAGGGCCAACGCAGCCAGGATCTACAAGGGCAACGGCTTTTGGGGATACGGCTGGTACATTGAGGACTTCGGCCACAACGCCGAACTGTGGGGCGCCACGATTGCCGACGTGTTGTCCCGCATAGAAGATTCAGGAGATGAGCGTCGGCAGGTTGGCTAGATTCCCCACAGACGCCCGCCCGATGCGGACACACCGGGCGGGCAAACACGAACAGGAGAATGTACGATGTTTACAATCAACATTGTGGCCCAGAGCGGGCATGCGTGGACGGAGGAATACGAGACTATGGAGAGGATTCAGGAGCGCATTGAGTTCATCGTCGAGGAGCATGGCGACATTGAGCGCATTGAGCTGCTCGACGAGGATGGCTACAACCCGGAGAACCTCTGGGTCTGCAAGTGGGAACGATAAAACCTATCAAACAGACGCCCGGCCAGGAGGCTAGTCCTGGCCGGGCAAACCCACAGTTACGAGAACTGGAGCAGAATCATGGTATCGCTGAACGCACTATTTACGCAAACTGAGGACTGGAAGGTGACCAGGAAGGTTGCCGAGCTTGAGGAAATCACCGCCGATTGGAAACTGGCCGAGGACTACATCGCAGAGCAGGAGCGCATCGGCGCACATGCATTTTACCACAACGGGCGCCGCGAGGACCTGGCCAACGAGCACCAGCAGGCAGGCTTTGACGACGCTGAGGGATATGAATGCAACTTGCGAGCCCTGGAGGCCGAGGAGAGCTATGATTACCAGCACAGGTGGCAGTGGGCTTAAAGAGTATCACGAGCTGACACCTCGTCAGCGTGAGCAGGTGGCGGTCCAGTTCTCAGCCACCGTTGGCCGCCAGGACCGCTACCTGTACGAGCTTACAAAGGCCGGCGACGTGTTGTGCCGGCGACGGAAATAGCACACAAGCCCGGTGCCGTGGGGTGCCGGGCTAACGACTTGGAGGAGACATGATGGACACACTGAAAAACCTGGCCGCTGCCAAGATCAAGGCGACGGCTACCCTGCCCAAATTGGAGCGGGACAAGCCCGGCGCACGGGGGCGATATGCCACGCTGGCCAATGTGTTGGACACAATTCGGGAACCGTTCGCCAATGCCGGCCTGACCTTCCTGGAAGGTGTGCACCGGGTTAATGACGAGGTGGTCGTTGAGGTGACGTTGGTCCATGCCGAGTCAGGCGAGATGGTCACGCATCATCTGCCCCTCCCCGGTGGCAACACGGCCCAAACAATCGGTTCGGCCATCACATACGGGCGTCGCTACCTGCTCATGACCATGGCCGGCATAGCCCCCGACGATGACGACGGGGAAATGGCCAGCCAGGCCCCGCAGGCCAAACCAACGCAGCGCCCGCAGCCCGCACATCGGCAAGCGCCTAGGCAACCGACAGGACCGCAGTCCTGGGATGAAACAGAGGAACTCGATCCAGAGCCGAACGGCAACGGCAGCAAATACACCTCTACCGACCTGATTGCAGACAGCCGGGCATGGAACGCCCAGGGCGACGTGCTAGCCTCGCCACAGGCATACGGTTTCTTGGGCAAGACAATCGACGCCCTCACCGCTGCCGAAGCCCACAAGCCCATCCTCTCCAAACTGGCCGGTCACGATGTAGACCACGAGAACCGGCCCGGGAAGGTGATGGTGGGAAACCTGCTCAATAAATTGTTGGAGCAGACCAAGGACCGTACCACCAAACAGTTGGTGGACAATCCGAATTTCGACCCTGCCACGGTGGATGCTATCAAGGCCATGTGGCAGCAACAGCCGGCAGCCGAGCCGGCCTGACCCACACGCCGGGCCGCGCATGGCGACAAACGCGGGGAGAAAACCGATGAACCAACGAGTCATTACTCTGTACGGCAACGTTGCCGGAGACATAGCGGAGCAAATGGACGACCTGGTCGTCCATGCCCGGCCCAACCTGCGGGATAACGAAATCGTGGACGCCATTACGGGCTTTCAGATAGTGCAGGGAGCTGGCCACTGGCCGCTGGCGGCTATCGTGGTTGTCGCCACACGTAAACCCATCCCAAGCGAGCCGCCATTCTAATCACACGCCGCCGCCGGTCGGCTAATACCGGCAGGAGGACACCGTGAAATACCCGATCTACGAAATCAATATCAATGTGGCGAGCGGCAAGCCCAGCCTGGTGCAGGTCTACCGCCGCCGTCGCAATCGTCTATACGAGAAGATTTCGCTAGCCAGCCTGCGCCGAGCACAGCGGGCACAGCTCCGGTTGTTGGAGGGCTAAGATGGACGGCAGACTTTCGTGCACCTGTTCGGATGAATGCGACAAGAAATTGGATGTCACCGACCTGGGCGAGGAGGTGATGCTGATCATCCTTGCCCGTGACAAAATGCTGGAAATCTACGTAGACCGCCAGGAGTTGATGGCACTGTTGGAGGTCCAGTCATGAACCTGTATCTTGTCGTATCGGAGGAGCTGACGGACCACACCTATGGTCCGCAAGCCTACTGCATCTGCGAGCTGGTCGTTGCGGACAAGCCCAGCCAAGCCAAATACCTGGCCTGGAAATCCGATCGCAATACCTACTGCCCAGACGATATACGGGAGATGCCCAAGATGCGCTGCGTGCGCACGTTCCGGGACGTGCCGGGGCCGGCCCGCATCGCATCGGGCGAACATTCCAGTGACGAACTAGACGACGAGTGCCGTCTCTGGCTGTTCCCAGAGGAAATCGAGAAGTGGGAGGTGGACCGATGACCACACAACATACACTAGGACCGTGGAAAGTAGATTTGGAGTCGGGCGAAATAGAGGCACAGGGATTTATTCTTGGCACTATCTATGGTGCCAATGATTATCCCTGCTGCGAAGATGACATTTTCGAGGAATGCAGGGCCAATGCCAGCCTGATTGCAGCGGCGCCGGACTTGTTGGAGGTAGCCGAACTGTTCCGGGCCGAACTGGCGCTGTGTATTGCCATGGCTGGGCCACTGGCCGAGAAAATGCTGGATTTGGAGGCGAAGGTCAACGCTGCCATTGCCAAGGCGAGGGGGAAATCATGACCACCACCATCTACTGCGCCGTCTGCCACCGCATCATCTCCGGCACCGGCTGTTTCGGCCCGCCCGCTGCGCCGCCGCTGTGCATGTCCTGCTGGTGGGAACACCAATGGGTACCGTGTCCCCATCCGGGCATTCCCGGGACCTGGGTCAAGGTGGGTGAGGTCATGCCCATCCCGCTCAAAGTTGACGGCAACACACCGCCGAATTTGTTGGAGTAACCCACACGCCCGCTGCCTCACGGTGGCGGGCGACTTTTGTTGCCGCGAATCAGGGCGAATATGTTTTCAGCATATTGAGCATGGGTAACAAATAATCCAGAGATGAGACACAGGGGATATTGTAGTAGAGGGTTGCATTGGGAGCCAGATATTTAGGAGGCACAAAGCTGCTGCAAATCACGCCGAGAGGCAATATATCAGGCTGCGTCTTGGGTACAGCCAGCGCAAAATAGTAAAGCCCAGCCGGCACATAGAACACTGCCTGCCCCGTCGACGTGCTGGTCGTCTTCGTGGCCACCATTGCGTTAGCCTGCCACAGATCGACCTTGTAGCCACCCTTGCACGGCTCGCTCGGCTGCCTGGTGCCAGATTTGTTGTTGTCGGCAAAGGGGCAAACCACCACTGTGCCCTGGCCGGTAGCAACGGACTCAAAAGTCAGGTTGATTTCCGGCATATCACCCGACACAATGGCCGTCACGCCGAGGGCCGAGCCAAAGGCTAGCAACAGGACAATGCCACGCCGCCAGCGCAGAATCCAGCGCACCAAGCCCACAATGCCCAGGTCAAGCATTCGGAATAGGATAATGCTTGCTGCCATGAATGCGAGCATCGCCAGCACGTCCAATGCCGTCCATGTATCGGATGGCTTGGACGGCAATAGTATATAATAGGAAGCCAGTCGCTCTAACAAGGATAATCCTCCTGTCTCTGATTCAACTCTCTATCCTATTGTATCATATTTTCCCGGTGCTCTACATCAACCCAAACGCCCGCAGAAACCAGGCCAGGACCAGAATACCCACAATCAGGAAGAGGGGAATGCGCACGGTCTCCGGCAACTCCATCTGGTTGATGACCAGTTTGACGGCGAAAAGCAGCAGCGCCAACAGAAGTATCCACACAATCAGCGTCAGTACCGAATCTACCCCCATCTATCCCCCCAGCATCGTAAAATAGATATGTACTAGCAAAATCAGCAATACAATGAGTCCCCCCGCCAACAGCAGCCCCCCCTGTTGCCGCACCAACCGCTTTATGTTGGCTACCTCCGCATCTATCTGCGCCTTCAGTCCCGCCAAATCCTGTGTCCTCTGGATATTCCTATCCCTTTCCATCTTCTCCAGGGCGTCCAGGATGACCATCTGATCCCGCTCGATGTAGTTGCCATTGGACAGCCACATGAGGCTACCGTCGCCGGGCTTGGCGTGGTTGAATGCCTGGTGCATGTTATAGCCGTTGCGGGCCAGCTCATTGTAAAAATAGGTGGCTATCTGCCAGGCATCCTTCACCGCGAACTTGTCCACGGTAGATGCCATCACGGCCGGCACGCCATGGTCAATCAGATATTGAGCCCCCTGCGGGAAGTGGCAGGTATTGATGTACACGAGTTTTGCCCGCGTATGGGTGGCGATGCGCGCTATCTGGTCGGGGCTGATGACATCGTTCTCGGAGAGCGCCAGCCCGTCGATATCCATGTGGCTGGCGAAATGGATGATGTCGAATATTTCGTCGTCCGTGGCGTCCACGACCCGCTGCCAGGTCACATTGCCCCTGAGCAGCTCATGCGGAAAATGGGCGATGATGGCAATGGCTTCCGACGTACTGTCGAACGTTTTCCACTGTGGGGCGATTAGGAGGACACGGGGCGGTGATAGCATCTCATAGGGCATTAGCCATTCCTTGTCATCGAAGAAAGAACTGTAATAGGAATTGGGCGGCGGTCAACGTACCGACAATGATATAGAGCTGCCGGCTCAGGCCTTTCATCTCGCTATCGTGGGCGTCGCGCAGGGCATTGAACTCGGTGCGTGTGACGAACGCCTTGGACTGGTCCGTCAGCGTGGCCCTGAATTCGTTCATGCCTTCCAATCGCCAGTTCATTGTATTTTCTGCCTTGTCGATGGCCATCTGGTTGGACTGCATGCGCAGCTCGATTTCCTTTGTGATGGCCTGCCACCTGGCTTCGTTGTAGGCTGCGCAATTACTCTCGACTTCCTGTAGCCGGCTCTCTAAGTGCTCCCTTAGCGAGACATCCATGACGATTTACATTCCAAGTATGAGTGCAATGAATATAATGGTCATCACTAGCACGACGGCAAAGGCAATGGTATCCTTGGTCAGAATATCCCTGCGCTCCCCCTCCTCGGTGCTATAGTGGTAGAAGATGCCTTCTACTCCCTTTTCCCAAGGATACGAGACGATGGACTTGATATATGCTTTGTTACTCGTGCTGGTGGTCGTGCTTCTGTTCGCCATTTATCTCATCCTGCGTGATATCGAGAAACGCTAGGATTAGCCTGGCGCATGCTTCAGGTATTCGGTCAGTGCAAATAACCTTTGTTCAAGGTTCGCCACACGTTGTGCCAGGTCACTGCTTGGCGGCGGCTCCCCATTGTCCCCATTGCCACTGCCCGCCCGCACGATGCGAAATGTCAGGCGCAGGGGACCTTGATGGTTCGTACCTCCTAGCATACCGACACCGGCGATACCATCACTGGGCAGCGATGGCGAGAGTATCCAAATGGTGTGCGGCCCACCTTCCGCCAGGTTGCGGATATAGCTTCCCCCGCCCAGGCCGAAGCCGGTAACGCCACCCCCGTCCGTGTTCTGGAAGAGCGCCCGGTCCTGCCAGAGCGTTTGCACCCCGCCGTTGCGTAGGTCGGGTAAGTTGTCGTCCGGCCAGTGGTTGGCGACGGGCTGCCCCGGGTGAGCCTGTCCACCCTCGCCCAACACCGTGACGTGAATGACGGCCGGCCCTTCTGTGACCCGCACTTCGGCCAGGGCGAACTTGTCCACGTTGCCGGCGTCCAGAAAGCGCACGTTGCCGAAAGTGCTGCGCAGCCAGGTCCAGTCCCGCTGTTGGCCGTGCTTGTCGAATACCTGCATAACGCCTCCCTGTGCTACAATGGCTGTACCCACTTCCACCACCGGGACCGCCCATGAAAGCCATCAACTTTGCCGCCGCCCTGCTCATTGTCGCCGTGCTGGCCTACTTTCCCCTGGCCAAACTGCACGACACACCCCGCGATCCGGTCTATGACCAGCGGGCGATGCTTACCTATGACATGCCCGCCCGCGGCTACCCGCCCCTGCAATCCGGCGTGTCGTCCTATCTGGTCGCCCAGGCGCTCAGGCTGGTGCGCTCCCACCCCGTTACCCTCAACACCATGGCCCAGTTGTTGGCGGCGGCGCTCTATCTGGGCACCGGCGGCCTGCTGGCCTTTGCCATTACCCGCCGCTGGCAGTACGTAGCGTTGTGGAGCGCCCTGCTCACCACTTCCGGCTTCGTGTTCCTCTGGCTCTCGACCGAGCTGTTCGCCGGCGCCTGGCTCATGGCCTATTTGGCCCTGGCCGTCCTGGGCTGGCCCTTCCCCCTGCGTGCTCTGCCCCTGGCAATGTTCGCCTACGCCAAGCCGGACCTGCTGCCCTTTGCCGTGTTGGTCGGGGCCCATGATATCTGGCACGAGCACAAACAGACCCTCCGCAATGGCGTCCTGCTCGCCGGCTTGCTGGTTGCATTCCTGATTCCCGGCCTGGTACAGTCCGGCACTGCCTACCTGGCCGATACCTCCAACCGCTCGCTCACCAGCTTTGCGCAACATTATGCCGTGCTGGCCTCCTACCACCAGGTAGGCCGGCCAGTGCCAGAGCCATGGGCCAACCATGCCGCCTACATCGCCGCCGCCTTCGGGCCGGTATCGTCGCTTGGGCAAGCCGTTATCGCCCATCCCCGCCGCTACCTGGACTTCCTGGCATTGTCCGTCTCCTGGTCTATCGCCAGGCTGGCCGAATCCGGCCTGCTCTACCTGATCCTGTTGGCTGCTGCCGGCTGGCGCTATCTGGCTCCCCACTGGCAACGCACCCTCCTGCTCTTTGCCGCTAACCTGCTGCCCATCCTGGCATTGTCTTTCCTGCATGGCCGCTACCAGCCCCGTTTCTATCCCCTGGCCCTGTTCGTCGTGTTCGCTACATTGGACCACCTGCCGCAGCGACGGCGGGCGTTCGTCCTGGGCGGGCTCTTGCTGGTGTTGGGCTGGCAGGTATGGCACCTGTATGCCTCCGAGATTTACGCCATGGCCTTTATGGCAGATTGATTACTTAAGGTACAGGACGGGTATCACGGTCGCTGTCTGGCTGGCGTTCTGCACCCAGTCCACCATGATGGGCGTGCCCCGCCGCACGTCCGACTTGAGCGGCACCACGGCCCGCCGCGCCCATTGCGCCTCCGTGCCCTTCACATTCGTCAGCGTGTAGTAGTCATCATCGCCAGTCGTGCCGATCTTGATATTGGCATTGTTGGTGTTGTCCGGCGCCACGGAGTAGATAAGTTCTATCTTGTGCAACTGGTAGTGCTCGGTCGGGTAGTAGAGCAGGGCGCTGGCATTGGCGGCGCTGATATCGATCGGGCTGCCCTGCACAATCGTGTACTGCCCATCCGGTCTGCCCATGTACTGCCCCTGCCGGCGCTCGGCGCTGTGCTTGCTGCCCAGGGCCACGACGGCACAGGCGTCCAGGTAAAACCAGCCCGACGCCCCGTTTTGCGAGCCGATATACCAATATTCGCCGTCGATACTGTCCCCACGCACGAGGCGCGAGACCTCTACCCATCCATCCGTATCGGGATTCAGGTCGATAAACGGCGCATCGGCGCTGTTGTCCACCAGATAAACGCGCATGGTAGGGTCGGTGCTGTCCGGAATTTGAATCCTGGCCCACACCAGGTAATCCTCGCCGTCCACGATAGAGCCGGACGGCTGCGCCTGCGACCGGATCAGCTCGGCATTGGTCGTGCTCTTGTCGAAGGTCAATGCTGCCGGCTCGGTGTAGTAGCGTCCTGCCGTGGTGTCGGCTGTGGTCAGGGTGCCGGTACCACTGTACACGGCAAAATCAGTCCGCCGCACCAGATTGCTGCATAGCACAATCTCGTCGAGCCACACCTTTTTGGCATCGGTGTGACTGGTAATCCGAACCGTCAGGCTGGTGGCCGCGCCGGCGTCGAATGAACCGGACAGCCGGTAGAACTGAGGGACATAGGGGTCCGCCCCGGCAATGGCCTGCTTGCGCAACATGACCGTACTGGCGTTGTCCAGTACCTCTATCGTACAGGTGTTGCCGTTTTCGACCGCGTAGGAGCAGGTGAAGAAATAACGGGTCTGCGACGGCAAATTGCTAAGCGTTTGCTGCACGTAGCCGTTAGCCGCCGTGGGCAGTACCTCTAAAATGCCGGCGTGCTTGCGCTTGGCGCCGATGATGTAGTCGATGCCCGCGTTGCCCCGAATGTTATCGCCTAGCTTTACCAGCGTGACGTTGCTGCCCGTCCAGGCCGCCGTGCCCGATAGGGCCATGTCGCCGTCGGCGAGCAGGTTGGGTAGGTCCAGATCATTGAGGTCGGCGTGGGGCTGCTGGCCGCGCCACTTGTCGCCCACGTTGCCCTCATAGCGCGCCACCGATTCGCATACGAGAGGAGGATAGGTACCCACCGAATAGCTACATCCCTTTTCCACAACATAGGCTAAATTGCGATAGAGGGCGGAATAGGTGGTCTCAAATTTGACGTCGGTCAGGTGTAGCTCGCCCAGTTGCCCAGAACTCTCGTCCACATAGATGCCGTAGGTGGCCTGTTCGAGATCACAAAGGGCCACGGTCAAAGTGCGTCCTCCCGTGTAGCCACCGGTCAGCCATATACTGGCCTTGTCTGCGAAGACAAATTTGCAGTTGAAAACACGCGTGTCGCCAAATGTACCCTTGATTGGCGTACCAATATAGATAGTATGTAGATTCTCGAAAATTCCCTCGATCATCCGACCTGTGGCCAAATACATGATGGCATCCGGGGCAATGGCGTTGATAGCACGCACGGTCAGATCGCGGATGCACACCCAGGCGTGTTCTACGCCCGCATCGGTGAAAACAGCGCCACTGTAATTGTTAGCGACATAGATACGGCTGGCCTGGCGGCCGGCGCCCGCCACCATGATCTGGTTGGCGATGCCCGTGATCGTGCGATTGACCATATAGCCACCGGGCGGCAGATAGATGATGCCAAAGAAGGTGCTGCCGCGCGCCGCATTGACCGCCGCCTGAATGGCCGCCCAGTCGCGCTCGTCCGTGAGGGCAACGGCGTGGGGATAGTCCACCTGGGCCGCCGGCAATGTGGCGTAGTAGTCGCTAAGAGGGTGGCTAGAGCCATCAGCTACGGCCCCGAAACGATAGACGTTGTAAATGCCAGCCATGGCGTGCTCAATCGTCTGGCGCAGGGTGTAGTCCCCGACAGAATCGCCCACGCTCTCGGCGTCCTCGATTACGGCCGGGATGAGGGCCAGCACCTCGTCGTCGTCGATATTGCCGCCGATGGCCGCCACCCCCAGGTGTGTGCCATCCGTCACCGTCACCGTACGCCGTTCGTATACGCCATCGCCGCGCTGGTAGCCGACGGTATCGCCCGTCTTGAAGTTGGCAGTGCTATCCACCACCAGCGATGTGGCCCCGCTGCTCTGGGCACCGCTGGCACGTGTAACTGCCGGGTAGCTGCCCAGGTTGATGCGGGTGACGCGCCCGGAGACGATCTGGAACTGGCTTTCTAAAGCCAGGCTGTCGAATACGTCCACGTAGTCAGACGCCGTGGGCATGTCGGACGCCTGGAACTTGCCTACCAGGGCGGAGCGGGAGAGTACGGCCATGTTGCCTCCTAGTTGCCTGTGTCCTCGGTGGGCGCATATTCCGCCGCTGCCAGCCGCCCGATGTTGCGAAATTTCATGGGCTGCCCCGGCGTAATAGTAGCCCCCACACTGTTGCGCAGTGGGTAACGGGTAGCCCCCACCAACACCTGCGTTTGGCTGATGGGCGTGCCTGTGACTACTTCCTGTTTCTTGGAAAACTGTCCGGTCAACTGACGGCCCATCTGGCGGGTAAGTGCCCGGATCACCACGTTCTCATACAATTTTGCCATGTTATCTCGTGCTCGTTCCCGATATCTGCACAGCCTGCAGCACAGTTGTCCAGCGATTGTCCTGAATCTCGTGATGCGCCCCCGTGATGACATAGGT